ATCTATGCAATATAGACAGCATTGTCTTAACAGACATTTTGTAGATTCACCCAATACTACTTCTGCAACAACATATAAGATACAAGGTAAAAATGCTTATACAGCAGGTGGTGCAAATATAGTTTACGTTAATAGGTCTCATAATGATGGAGACAATTTGTATGCAGGATGCTGTCAAAGTGAATTAGTTTTAATGGAGGTAGCTGGATAGTGAGTAAAGCAAGAGAATTAGGAACGTATACAGGAAAAATATTACAGACAGTGCAAATGGAAACTGACTCACTTACTTCATCTAATAGCACTACTTATGTAAATACTTCAGTAACACTTAATATAACACCATCAAGTACATCTAATAAAATTTTAGGTATAGCAACAACAGCTGTGGGTACTGACAGTGATATTGTAGCTTTAACAAGAGTTTATAATTCTACATCTACAACAGTTGTTTCAGACGTTAACCGTTATACACCACGAAGTAGTGCCCTTGTTGTAAATCACGGTTCACATACTTTTGTAGACTCACCATCATCTACAGATGCACAAACTTATGTTGTTCAAATTGCTTCTGATAGAAGTGCAGTAAGTTACTTTAACAGTAGAGGTGGTGGAAGCATAGCATCACATTCATCAATAGTTCTAATGGAGGTAGCAGGGTAATGCCAGTAACAAGTATAGCGACAGGGACAGTAACCACAGATGGCACTGAACAGACCGTAGGTTCTGCACAAACAGGAGATTTCTTTTTCTCTGGTTACATAGATTTATCAAACAATGCAGCTGGAGATACAGTTGTAATAAAAATAAAAGTAAGGGTAGATAGTAGTGATATTATATGTATACAAGATACATTTACTGGTGCACAAGCTGAACCATTATATTACTTTCCACCACTACCTAGTACAGAAAATTTTGTAGTAACAATACAAAAAACAGGTGGAACAAATAGAGCATATAAATTTAGGATATTTACAGCGTAGATGGCATTAGGTAGTTTTTCAGGATTTAGACTTTATCAAGCTTCAATAAGTGCAGCACCGCCTGTATTAGAAGTTGAGCCTGATTCTGTTACAACAACTAACGCTTTTGGTACACCAGTTGCTAAGTTACAAGTTAATGGTACAGGATTAGCAAGTGCAGTAGCATTTGGTACATCTGTTACTAAGTTAGAATTAACAGCTACTGGATTTGCTGATGCAGATAACTTTGGTACAAGTGTTGCTAAGTTACAAGCTAGTAACACAGGTATATCTGATGCTGATGCATTTGGTACACCGACAAGTACATTACAAGTTAGTGCAACAGGATTAGCTAGTGGTCTAGCGTTTGGTACAAGCAGTCCTGAATTAGAGGCTAATGCTACAAGTGCTACAACAACAAATGCATTTGGAACACTAGGTGCTACATTAAATATAACACTTAGTGGGTTTGCAGAAACAGACGCTGTAGGTAATGCGTTAATAGTATTTAAGGATTGGGAAGTAGTAGTTGCACCTACAAGCACAGACATGTCATTAGTAGCAGCTGCAAGTAGTACAGACTTTAGTGAAGTAACTGCAGCAAGTAGTACAGATTTTACACAAGTGGAGAACGAAGGTAGTTTATGAGAAGGTTTATAAAAGATTTATCTGGTGGCTTAAATTTAGCTAGACCACCACACTTAATAGAAGATAACCAGTGTTCTGTTGCAACTGATTGTGTATACAGGTCAGGTAAATGGCAGAAACGTGATGGTTTTGCAAACTTAACTGCAACAACAGACACTGCAAAAGTATTAGAAATAACTGACCAGATAAGAAATGATGGTACAGCTAGAAGATTTCATGCTACTACAAATAATATATATGAGTGGAATGGTAGTAGTTATACAGCTAGATTAGCTGCAAGTAGTAATAGATTATCAACAGAAAAATTATTCTTTACAGAAATAAACAATGAGATATATGTAACAGATAGTAAGAACAATATAGCTAAATCTAGTACAGGAGCATTTAGTAATGTATCTTGGGACACAAGTAGTTCTGGTAGAAATGTAACAGCTGCTCATGTGATATTAGCATTTAATTCTAGATTATTATTATTTAATACAACAGATGGTACAGATGGAGAAGTACCATTTAGAATGTTGTACACTGATGTTTTAGATTTTGACCGAGTGTCTAATTTAAATTTTCTAGATTTAGATTATTCTGGTAGCCCTATTGTTACAGCAAAGAGACTAGGTCAAAACTTTATAGCAGTGTATAAATCAGACTCTATTGTAACATTACAAGACCAAGGTAGTCCATTATTTTTTGTACCTAAAGCTAGACAGACTATAGGTATTATAGGACCTAAAGCTCTAACAGATATACCTAATGGGCAGGTGTTTGTAAGTAATGATGGTATTTACGTATTTAACGGAGCTAATGTAGAACCTATAGCAGATAGAACTGTAGTAAGTGAACTATTTAATAATTTAAATTATACATACAAAGACAACATATATTGTTGGACAGATTTAAAAAACAGAGAAGTAATAATCCATTACCCTACAGGTAGTAATGAAGAACCAGATAAATGTATTGTTTGGAACTATCAATCTAATGTTTGGAGTCAATGGAATTTTAATGCATACGCAGGATTCTACAGATACAGAACTGTAGCCGTACCAGAAGTTTATTTTGGTTCTGCATCAGGAATAGTAAAACAGAGAGATACATCAGGAACAGATGGCAGCTCTGCTATAGCTAGTACACTGGCAACCAAAGCATTTCACAGTGTGTTTGGTGGCACAGTTTTAGGAGCATCAGCTGAGAAAGCTACAGATTACGTGCAGGTGTTAAGAGTACAAACTGATGCCACACCAGCAAGTACCTTGATATCTGTAGGAACTGCAGACTTAGGAACAGACAGTCCTAGTTATACAGACCAGACTATTACAGATACAGACGGTAAAGCACCAAGAGCAGACTTTAATAATTATGGTAGATACACAACAATCAAAGCTACAAACTTTACAAGTTTGTCAGAGTTTGTAATAGACCTAGAATCTGGAGGAGATAGTTAGTGGCTATAAATCAGTACACGTTTGATGATATAGTTTTACCAGTGCCTCCTGTATTTGTACCTGGAGAAGTGTTTGACTATACTACTAACAAATTACCTAAGTATTTAAAATCACAATATACATCTATGCTAGATTTAATTTCTGCTATACAAAATGCATTTCTTGTAAGCAATGAACAAATATCTGGATTAGATGCAGATAAGATTACAAACAATACACAGTTTACGCAAAGTGTATTTGTAGGTGCAGAAAGTAAAATAAAACTAGATGGCACTAATAATCAAATAACTATTACAGACAATCAGGGCTCACCAGTTACAAGAGTTATACTTGGTAAATTAAGTTCTGCTTCAGATGATTATGGATTAAAAGTTATTGATGCTAGTGGTACTGTATCTTTTCAAACTGGGTCAACTACATTTATAGATGGAGGTATTATAACTGCAAACACAGTTACAGCTACACAAATTGCAGCAGATACAATCACAGCAAGTCAAATAGCTGCAGATACTATAACAGCTAGTGAACTTGCAGCAAACTCTGTAACAGCTAGTGAAATAGATGTAGCTAATTTGTCAGCTATATCAGCTGACTTAGGAACTGTTACAGCAGGTACTATTACAGGTGGGACAATACAAACTGCATCTAGTGGTCAAAGATTAGTTGTAAGTAACACAGGATTACAAGCTATTAATAGTAGTGGCACTACAGTAGCTACTATTGGAAATGATGGACAATTTAGATTTGGTCCAAGTACTGGTGATAATGTTTCATGGAATAATACAACTTTATCTGTAACTGGAGATATAATAGCTACAGGCAATATACAAGATGGAGCTATTACAGTACCTACTGTAACAACAGGTACATCTTCTGATGGTAGTAATATAAATTTAGTTGTATCTACTAAAGGTGGAAATGTTATAGGAACTATATCTGTTGTAGCTGTAGTAAGAGGTTTGACTTCAGTAGGCACAGGCATTGGTAATATGAGAGTGCAAATAGATGGAAACACATTTAAGAATAGTGTAGGTTCTAAGGCTACATCTGGTGGTGGTAGTGTAGTGGTAGGACAAAATACTGATGGACAAACATGCACTGGTACATTCTTAGACGGAGACCCAGCAGGTAGTATAAGTAGTGCAGCTGATACAACATACACTGTAGCAGTTGATATTACGGATGTGATAACTGATACCACGTTAAGTATAGTAAGTTATACAGCAACTTTAGTAACATTGGAGACATTTAAATGAGTAATTGTGAATGTAAAAGTAAAAAATTATTACAAGATAAATTAGAAGAAGCACAGAAAAACTTTGAACAGATGAAAGCTAGTATACAATTTATATCTGGTCAAATAAAATTATTAGAAGAACTAATAGAATGTGCATGTAAGGAAGACGAATGCGAATGCAAAACTGGATAGATGAATATACCAGAGAGGCGAAGCCCTGTGTTGATGTCAAAGAGTTTATTAGCACTAATGGGGTTACTCAAAATATATGGGTAGACAATATACCCATAGGTATTTTTGTATATACATTTTGTATAGATACAATATCTATTCATATTATGTGGATAAAACCAAAGTATAGACACAAATTTAGACAAGCTGCTAAGTACATAGCAGAATGGTCTATAGAAGAAGGATACAGGGAAGTAGAACTAATAGTGGATACAAGAGCGTGTGCAATAGTAGAAAGATACTTAAAATTAAAACCTGTACAAAAAATTTATTTAAGCAAATTAGATAGAATATTGGAGGTTCTATAATGGGATTGAGTAAAAGTAAGTCTAAACAGAAAAGTGTTTCTGGACCATCTAGACAACAAACAACAGCAGCAAATATTTTGCTAGAATCTATTGTTCCAGGAAGTGTAGGAACACGAGGATATAGTAGACAACAACCTGTTCAACAAATGCAAACACAAACAGGATTGCCTGTTGAAGGGTTTAGTACCCCAAGAGCAGGTGGTGGGGGAGGATATTTTTCTGGTGGTACATTTCAACCTGGTCAAACACCTGATGCTAATAAAGTAGGACAAGGTACGCTTGAAGGATTTATGGCAACACAGAACTTAGCAGACCAAGGACCTTATACTTCTGTACTAGGAACTGGTAGAGAGTTTAGTGGGCAACCATTAGGTCCAGACCCAGTAACCAGAACATTGTTACCTAGTCTAGAAGAGATGAAATTTAAAGGTACATTTGACCAGCTTGATAAAGGTCAGCTGTCTCCAACAGCTGCAGGTGTAGTAGAAACTGGTGCTGCATTAGCTAGTGACCCACTTGGACAAGCTCAACAAGCAGCTGCTCAGATAGACCAAGCAGTAAACCAAGGTCAAGTAACTACGTTACCTGAGTTACCAGAAATAACTGATTATATAAGTAAGGTGTACGAAGATATGCCTGGACCACTTAAAAATGTTATAGATGATTTCTTACAAGGTGGTACAACAGAAAAGATAGAAGAGAGTATACAGAAGAATGTAGCTGCAATTAAAACACAAGCAGAAGATATATTACAAAGTCAATTAGATATTACGTTTGGTAAGTTTGCATCTGCAGGAGCAACAGGTGGTGCAATGTTTGCAGCAGCAGGAGATGTGACTACACAAGTCATGGGTAATGTATCTGCAAGTATAGCAGGATTCTATGCACAAGCATTAACTCAAGCACAGCAACAACAACAGGTTGCATTACAAACACTAAGTACTGTAATAGGAACAGCAGGACAACAACAAGCTTTAGATGCACAAAGACAAGCTATAGAGTTAGACACAACTACAAAACTTATAACTGCAAAATACAATCTGTATGCAGGTATGACACAAGAATTTTTAAGACAAAATCAGTTTTACACTGATATAGTAAGACAAGAAACTAGTGCTGCTAATCAGCAAGAGTTTCAAGCATTAAGTATGTTTTACGAAATACTTACAAGTTTAGCAACAGGAGGACCAGGAGTAAGTGCAGGTGAGCAAAAAAGTTCATCATTTACTTTTGGAGCATAGAGCATGGCACAACCAACAGATAGATTTAGATTAAGAAACTTTGGTAATAGAACCAATCAACAACAGACTACAGCACCGCAGTTTGAAGACACATCTGCAGACCAAGCAGAGCAAGGAGCTACTGTACTAGAAAAATTTTTAGGTAAAGCTGGTGATATTGGTGGGGGTATTAAGCTAGAAAAACAAAGTCCTTTAAAAGCTTTTGGTAGCCAGTTAATGGGTAGAACTAAAATAGGTAGTGCTATAAATGCATACCAAGACCAAGTTAAAATAAACCAAGCAGCTGATATACAAGAAGGTCTAAGCACTGGAGGTCAATTTAAATATGAAAGAGCTAATAATCCTGTGTATACAGATGAAATGGGGAATGCTATTACAGACAAAGAAACTTTACAAAAATTAAATGCACAAACTGGTTTTTCAGATTCTGATATGACTTTAACTGCAGCAGCAGCTAAAGGTAAAGGATTGGTTAAGCTAGTAGACAATGTAACAGGTGAAGTTTTAAATGAGAAAAAAGTTACTATTGACATGCCTACATCAGAGATAGGACCAGATGGTATGGCTGTAACAAAAAAGATAACACAAACTGTATATGTAAATCCAGATGCTTACTTGTCAGACCCTAGCGTAAGAAAAGAATTAATACTTAAAAAGACAGAAGAGAATATGAAAAACATAGGGCTTGACCAAGATGTAATAGACCGAACTATAAACAATTTACGTAACACAGTAAATAGTAAAGAGCTACAGATAGCTCAAGCAAACATGAAATTAAAAACACTTAAGTCTGATTTCTTTTTAGCAAATCTAGGCACATCACTAGGTGGAGGAACAAAAGCTGGAACTAGCAGTAGTAGTCAAACAGACACTGTTATAGATACTTATAATAAATCTAAAAATGTAAAAGATGCTGCATTACCAGAAAAAATATTTACTATAATTGGAAGCACTGGTGATAAGGTTAGTAATGATTCTGATTATGTTTTACCTTTAACAGCTGACAAAGCATTGCAAAATGCTGGTATAAAAGATGCAGACACTGTTGCTAACCTTAAAGGATTTATAAATGTACAAACACAAGCAAAAGCAGGTGACCCTAAAGGTACATTAGGTATAGCTAGTTCAGCTAACATAGGTACAGCTATTGGAGTTTATCTAAAAAGTGACGGAGATAACATACAAGAAACTAATTTTGATGATGATAACTGGGCAGAGAGTAAAGATACTCATAAGAAAATGAAAATGGCAGTTGAGTTAGGAATAATAAATAACAACTATACAAACCTGCCTTATGCAGAAAGAATACAACTTATGAAAACTGCTGTAACTTTAATGGATGAAGCTGTGCTACCTCAACTTAGAGCATTTCAAGTAGGTTTTAGTGAAACAGACAGATTAAAATATATGAAAAGTTATGATGCTTTAAAAGGACTAGCAGCAGAAAAAGTTAGATTAATGGGAGAAATAAAGAAGATATCTAAAATGAGTATGTTAACTGGTGAAGGAGCAAACATACAACAGAACGGAGAAAGACTAGAAGGTTCAGGTATATTTGTAAACAAAGAAGCTCCACAAACTCCTGTGTACTCAGTAGAAATGGATGAAGACGGATATGCTGAAACATTAACTTTTGATGTAATAGATGAAAGACTTATTAGTATGAGTAGAGAAGAGGCAGGTAGTTATTTAAGTAATTTAGTAGACAGAGAAATATTAAAACCAGAAGCTGCACAATTCTTTGCTGACAAGTTAAATTACCAAAGAAGTAGAACAGCTGGTTTACAAAAAGATTTAGAAAAAATAAATTCTTTAGGTAGATTTGGGTCAGTGCAATCTGCAGCAAATGCAGAAGTACCAGGTCCAGGGCAAGATAGAACTGGCATACTTGGAATGGATTATGTGTCAGATGTAGCTGATTTAAAATTAAAAAAAGGTCAACTAGTATTTAATGAAGAGACAGGCAAATTTACTAGTACATCTTCAGGAAGCCAGACAGCAATTGGGTTTGGTTTAGGAGATGCTTCTGAAACTATAGTAAGAGCAAATGCTGGGCAAAGATTAAATGTAGATTATGGAAAACTTAGAGACAAGGGATACAATGATGTTACTAAAGCAGAGTATATTGAAGTTATTAAGAGAAAAGCAAACAGTGATGACCCAGAAGTCTTAAACAAAATGCAGACTAGACTAGGAGTAGATGACGGAGAGTTTGAAATTATTAAAACTTTCCTAAGACAAAACAACACAGAAGAATTAATGGAATTTTTAGATGAGGTACAATCCTCAGCTAAGGAAAGAAAAAGCGGAGAACCGGGTGCAGTAGAGGCATTATCAGGATTCTTTGGATAAGGAGACACAATGGCAGAAGAAAGAGACACGGGCATATTAGACCCAACGGACTTTACAGAACCAGATGAATTATTTGACTACACTGATTATGTTAGTAGCAGACCAGATGTAGACCCTATAGACTATGTAATAACTTCACAGCATACTGCATATAGTAATGCACCAGAAACTGAGATAGATTCTAATTTAGCAGAATCTTTTTTACATGGATTAACTTTACACAACGTAGGCTCAGCACCAGAAAACTTATTTTCTACTGAAGGAGCAATGTATCTTTTAGGTAGTTTTGTACCTCTTGTTACAATTAACAGAATGGCAGTTGCACAAACACCTAAGCTTTTAGCAGGACTACGTAATATAGTAGGAGGTAAACCTACTGGATTAACAAAAGCATTACAATCACAACAAGTAGAGTTTGGTAGCCGAGTTGCTTTAGAAGCAGGACTTTGGGCAGGAGTTGACCCTAACCTTGAAGGAGTAGATGGGTACAAAGAAGCTCTAGCTTATACCTTCTTAGGAGAAGGTTTATTTTTAGGTATACAACAAGGAATAAAATCTAAATTAAAACTTAAGAATGGTGTAGGTTTAGAAGAGCCTGGACCTACAGAGGTAACAACTAGAGCAGTATTAGATGATGTTTTTGGTGGACCAATTAAAAACATAGATGAAAAAGGTGTAAAAGATTTTTACAGTATGAAAGCTAGGTATGATGAAAACTTAACAGATGAACTAGAAGAGTTAATACTACAAAGTAAACAAATTCAAAATGCTAAATTAGCTCAAGCTAGAGGTATGTACTCAAATACAATAAGACATACTTCAGATGAATTACCTAATATAAGTTTAAATGTAGATGATTCAGTGAGTGTAATGACTCCTGATGGTGTGTACAAAATTAGTAAAGATGATATCAAGAATTGGAAAGCTAACCCTGTTATAAAACAACCTGTAGCTAAGAAAGATTTAAAAGTTATGAGAGCTACACAACCTAATAAAAAATTAAAAGATGTATTAACTGAAGAACAGGCAGACAGTATTATAGAACAAATGAGTAATAGGGCTAACTTCTTAAAACCTAAAGACATAAAGAAATTTAATCCATTCTATTACTACTCAAAGTTTGGAGCTAAGGATACTGTTACTAAAAAGAAACAAGTTAGAAGAGTTAAACGAGCTACAAAAAAACAAGAAGCACAAAAAGAAAGAGGTACTATTACTAGTGATAAGTTAATAACTTATCATGCAACTATACGTGGACTAAGAGGTAGTCCTGATGAGAAAAACTTTAATGACGTACTAGGAGATTTTATTGCTGGTAGAAGTGCTAAAACTCCAGCAGGAAAGTTACAAGATTTTAAACGACTAGAATCACTACGTTATCTAGACAAGAGTTCACAAGGTAGATTAAGAAAAGCTCCTACCCCTGACCCTATACTAACACAACTAGGTAAAGGTAGACGTAAGCAAGAAGTAATTACAGGGTTAGGTCCAGAACCTGTTAGAAAAGAAATAGCAGCTGCAGCAGCTGAGGGTAGACGAGCAGAAGCAGACCCACTTATTCAAGCCTGGAAAGCAAAAAACAAAGTAAAAGTTATAGACCCAGCAGTAGACCCACTAGGCAGTAAACAAACTGCTAGAGCTAGAAAATCTAAATTACCTACAGAAGAACAAGCTGTAAAAGCAGCTGAGATATTAGAAGAAGGTAGAATACAATCTAGACAAATAAGTTATAACAGATACAAGTCTACTTATGAAACGGATGCTAGAGCATTTATGGATACTTTTAATATTAATAACTTAGTAAAAGAAAAAGCACAAGCTGCAGGATTGTCAATGTCTAAAACAGTTCCAGATGTTATTAGAGGTAAAAACTTAGATGTAGAAATACCTGCTATAGATGATTTAATAGCTAAGAATCCAAAAAGATTAAGCACTGTTAAACGAGTAGTATTAGAAGCTGAAGAAGAATACAATAAAATACTAGCAGAACATGATACTATTGTACAACAATTTGACCCATACGTAACAGGTAGAGCTAGATTACCAGAACCAGAAGGTCCATTAACAAAAGAAAGTGTACAAATAGAATTACCAGAAACTGTACTAAGGTCACCTCATGATACTTTTATGCAAAGAGAAATGTTTGCATTTAAAGATTATGTAGATAACGTGTTAAAAGACACAAAAGCAGCAGGTCAAAAGAAACCTATAGTAGATGTAGACCCAGATACAGTAACACCTAAGTCTGACAAGTTAACATTTACAGAAAGAGTTACAGGCATAAAGTTTGCTAGAACTGTAAAACCTAAACAAAGAACAGACATAGAAGATATGATGGAGCAATTCCAAGGTAAAGGTAATTCATATACTTTTATAATGGGTAAGAAAAAATATGCACCATACAAAGAAATAACATTAGGTAAAAGAAAATATCATACAGTTCCTGTGCCTAAAGATTTACAAGATACTGTAGAGTTTATGCCTACTGGTATATTTAAACCAGTAGATATGCCTATAGAAGCATATGTAAAACAACACAGAAAATATATAAGAACAGTAGTACTAGACAATACACTATCAGACCCTGGACTTCGTAGATACATAGACAGTCCAGAAGATATAAACAAACAACAAGTAGAAGTAACAGGTAATACAACTTCTGTAAGTTTAAGTGAAGCTAAACATGCAGATGGCTACAATAATTTTATGGGACAAGCTATGGATATAGTTAATAATGCTGTACCTCAAGCTACTTACAAAACCTTAAGTGCTGCTAGAAAAGCACAAAGTATACCTCTAAACAAAAATATGTTTGTAGCATTAGATAATGCTTTACAAGATGTGTTTGTTAGACTAGGGCACGGTGCATACAATAAAAATGTATATATGGATATACTAAAGAAAGCACTTAAAACCAGAGGTATAGACTTAGAAAAACTACCTAAAGGTCCTATACCTCCTGCAGGTAAAAGAGCTATTCAAAACACAGTAAACACTATAGAAGAAAACAATATACTTAGTGGCTTAGGAGTATCTCCTGGTAAGAAGGGTAGCTGGGTAGAATACAATAAGAAACAAAAGATACTAAAAGATAGACTAGAAGTTATTGATTCAGTAGATAATAGTTTAGCTGCACAAGAAGATGCATTAGCTAAACAAATACTAGCTAAGTTAGAATCTTTAGTAGAAAATAAAAAGAACTTTGAGTTTGCTAATGAAGACATGCTTGTACAGTTAAACAAACTAGCTAGTGGTCTACAAGCTGTAAATCAGAATGTATCTTATAACACAAGAAGAGTTTTAAATATGATAGCTGAGGATGCTAAAGCTTTAGCTGTAGATGATACTGCGTTTGGACAACTAACAAAACAAAAAAGAAGTAGAAAGAGTAAAGCAGGTATTAAAGGTGTAGACAAAGGAGTTGATTTTGAAACAGCAGCACACCAGAAAATAACTAAAGCTCTAGAAAGACTTATGAATCCTAAGATAGAAAGTAAGTTGTTAAATGAAATAGACTTAACAAACATAAAAAAATTAATTGATGACCCTAAGGCAGGTTCTAAGCACAGAGCAGCTATACAGAATACTTTGTATAGAAACATACTAAATGAAATAGATGCTTGGGTGTACAACTCACCAAGACGTGCATTTAAAAGTGAGTATGAAACTATAGTAAGAGATGTAACTAATAACAAAAAATCACAACAAGAATTACTACAGTTTCAAAAACTGTTTATAGCAGACATACTAGCTAACCCAGATGATTTTGTAAAACAAGCTGTAGCAATTAACAAATATGGTAGAAGTGACCATAAACTATATCTAGCTTTACGAAGTATGTTTGGAGATGACAACGCTAGAATAAAACTACACTCACTTATAGGTAGACAAGAACTAACTAACAACTTAACTTTACAAAAGTATCTTAGAAGATTAGACGGAGACCCAGAAACAGTTGTAGCTAATCAAACAGATGAGGCTGCTGAAGCCTCTGCTAAGAAAAAACATGATGGTGATGAAGACCCACCTGGTTCAGATGATGGTACGTCTTCAGGTGACGGTGGTGATGCAGTAGTAGAATCAGCTCTAGGTAAAATAGAAGAAAGAAATACTCTTGCTGATGCCTTAATAAATGACCCTGTAAATGAGCTAAGAAAGATAGCTACAAAAACAGGAGACTATATATTTTTAGAACTAGCAGATAAAACAAAACTAGCTGTACAAAAACTAAAAAGAAAATTATCTAATGACCCAGCTATTGCAGGAGCAGATGAAGACAGTTTGTACAGTGTACTAAGAAGAGATGGTAGATATAGTAAAGTAGTAGAAGAAATTGTAGAAGAGGTAGGTGGTGACAAAAGATTTAGAGAACTAGTTATTGGACCTGCTAGAGCTAAAGCAGATGAGATACAAAAAGTAGTTAATGATATACAATTTGACAAAAGTCTTAGTGAAGCAGCTGGTATGCAGAAAGCTAGAGATGCAGTAAAAACAATGCTTAATGCTAAACTAGTTCCTGTAAATGTACGTAAATTTTTACAGTCTATATATGACACTTTAGATGACCTTAGAAGAATTAGTAATAATAAAATTAGAGAAGCTAACATAAAAAGAAAAGAGTTAGGGTTACCTCTGTTAAAAGAAACTAGATATCTACCAGGGTATCTACCTGTAGTACATGATGGAGTGTTTGATGTGTACATAGGTGGAGTGTTGCATGGTAACTTTGCAAGTAAAACAGAAGTAAGAGAAGCTCTACTTAAATATTTTAAAGAGAATCCACAATCACAAAAAGATATAAGAATACAACCTATTAATTCAGACCTAGATGCAGCAGCAGATATTAAGACTGCTGATGCTTTGATACGTGATGCAGAAATAGGAGCTCAAGATGCTAAGAAATTTTTAGAAGAATCTACTCCAGAGACTTATACTGACTTATTATTTAGACATGCAAGAAGCAGACAAGAAGGTTTGCTAGAAACAACTCAACGAACATTCGAGGATTTAGTACAAAGATATTCTTACCAAGCATACAAGTATGGAGAATATGCTGATGTAGCTACATCATTTAAACAGGCACATGATTTCTTAGTAAAGAATGGTTATACTGCTGATTCTAATTATATAAAAGCATACCAAGATTATTTCTTAGGTAGACCAGATAAAGTAGAAAGACTCTTTGATGGTTTTCTTAAGAACTCAGTAGCTAACATATCCAAGATACCTGGAGTAGGGAGTGCATTAGCACACTTTAATATTACACCAGGGTCATCTTCATTCCGTAAACTATCTGGAATGATTACATCTTTTGGTTCATTTGCTGCTCTAGGATTTAACTTAGCTACAGCTGGATTACAGTTAAGTATTGTTGGTATGAACGTAGTACCTGTGCTAGGATTTAGAGCTACAATAAAAGGAATACGTAATGCTAGACTTGCTATGAAACCAGGTACAGAAGCAAACAAAAAGTATGGAAAGATTCTACAAGACTTAGGATTAGATATGAATACTAATGATGGTAGAGTACAAGAAATATATGAGAATGCTTTAAAAGTAGCTAATCAATCTGGCACTAGAGTAAATTTAAAAAGAGTAAAAGATGCATCTCTATTCTTATTTAATAAGATGGATAAAATGGGTAGAGTCATAACTGCTATTGCTGCTAAAGAACATGGAATTAATATAGCAAGACGTATTGCACAAAAACAATCAAGGTATAATTTTACTAGTATTACAGAAGCTCAAAAGTATTTGAAGAGAGAAGAGAGAATACTGTTTGAACAATACATGAGATTAGGTGGTCCAAATAAAATAAGTATGACAGATGATGCTGTACTAGATGCTTTCTCTAGAAATATGGTAGATGAAACTAACTTTGTATACAACACATCTAATGTGCCTTTTGCATTTAACAATGCTGTAGCAGCACCGTTGTTACAATTTAAAACATGGGTACAAAAAGAAACTATGTTTGTTCTGCAAAGTATTTTTGATGCACCTAAGAACTTGCCTTTAGCTCAACGTTACGAAGAGTTTATAAAAATTACAGGAGCTTTTACAGCACTAGGTGGTATATTCTCTATGCCTGGTGGACAAGAAATGGACTTGTTTATGAGAACAGTATTTGGTGTATCTCCAAAAGCATACTTCTATGAAAAAGATTCACCATTCATGGACATACTAGCAGGTGGTATAGGTATGGGTATGGGTGTATCTTTAGAAGGTAGAATGGGTGCAGGTGATGTATTTACTATTGTTGATACAGAAAACATTTTTGGTATATATCCAACAAGATTATTTAAAGCAGCAACTGCATTTAAAGAAGGTAGAGTAGACAAAGGTATAAATTATTTACTACCAAGAGCTATACAAAATTTAAAACAAGGACTAGAAATAGTAGACTCTGGTAGGTTAATGAGTAGTTATAGTGGAGATTTAGTATTTGATTATGATGAGATGGATAGTAACCCAATGTATGCTGCTGTTCTTAAGATGGCAGGGTTTGAATCTCCTGATGAAACTAGAAACAGAATTCTTAAATATGCTCTGTATGATAAATCAAGAAAGACAGGTAATGAAGTACGACTAGCTAAGTGGAGAGCTTTTAGAAACATGGATGATGGTGACTTTGAAGAAGCATACGCAATACTAGCAGCATACAACATCAGTAGAAACGAAGCTGTAGAGTTATGGAAGAAATCTAGATTTGAAACTGAAGCAGATAGAACGACTATAGGTAACACTACTAGAAGTGATGAACTTCTAGCAGATGTTCAGAACTATAGAAATAAATTTAGATAGGAGGTTAACATGGAAGCAATATCAGAATATATTCCTTGGTTACTATCAGGTGTACTTACAGTAGCAGGATATTTATTTAAAAATAAATACCAGCAACTAAAGAAAACTGTTGATGTCTTCACAAAAATGTGGGAAGACGACAAAGTAACACAAGAAGAATGGAAAGAATTTGTTGGTGAAGCAAAGAAATTATTAGGTAAGTAACGGAAAATGCGTAACACGAGGAGGTTATATGTTTGGGTTATTAGCAGGTGTAGTATCAACAGCTGTAGATTGTTTTAAACAAAGACAAGAAACTAAACGACTTGAAGCCACTGCACAGAGAAATCATATGTACAGAATGGCTCAAGGTGAAATAGAATATCAAGCACAGGTACGAGCAGACAACCAAAATGGTTGGAAGGATGAGTTCGTTCTTGTAATAGTATCCTTACCTATACTAGTCCTAGCATATGCTGTATTCTTTGGGGATGCCATGATGAAAGAAAAACTAGATATATTCTTTCAATACTTTAATGGCTTACCACAATGGTATCAATGGTTACTCATAGGTATCTTTGGTGCAATCTATGGTCTTAAACCAGCAGCAGGGATGTTTGGCAAAAAATGAGGATACTAACAATAATTATATTAACATTATATGGATGGATAGCTTATGCGACAGATAATAGTACGTCTAATCAGACCAATACTTCAGGCAGTAACACGTCTATATCGGGTGGTTACACGTCAACAACCACGAACACATACTCAGGAGGTCAGACTAACACCACGACCAATAGCACGAGTAACACGACAGAAAGTCAAAGAATACCAGTAGGCTCAGCTATTGCTCCTAGTATGAGTAGTTACTCTCAAGACCTGTGTATAGTAGGAGTAGCAGGTAGTGTACAAGTCACTGGCTTTGGGGTAGCTGGAGGCACATACGTAGTAGATGAAAACTGTGAGAGAATGAAACTAAGTAAACTATTGTATGACTTTAACATGCGTGTAGCTAGTATAGCTATACTGTGTCAGGATGATAGAGTTTTTTCTGCTATGGAGAACGCTGGTACACCTTGCCCATTTGAGGGCAAGATAGGTGAAGAGGCTAAAGAACAGTGGAAGAAGTATGACATAGAAAGACCAGACTATGACAAGTATGTACAGAAGCTTAAACGAAGAGCAGCTATAGATAACAAGTCAGAATTTAAACCTATACAAACGGAGTATCAACTATATGGAGACGATAATTAAATGTGGTTACTTATTGTTAATTGCATTCTTGATAACGTGGGCAGCCACTGCAGGAAACGTAACCACAGAAAACCTGTTACCAAATGGTACAGGCAACTCAAGTTCTTACCAAAACGTAGACAACACAATACCTAGTGTATCTACAAATGGATTTAATGTAGTAGGAACTGTAAGAGACTGGGGTGGTGAGTTAGAAACTACAGGTACAGGTAGTATTAATTATACTGGTAACCTAACTGACTACGCTACCCAACAGCAACTAGACAATGGTATTACACTTGACTCTACTACCATAGTGCAGAACTGTGAGTGGCAAGGGTCTGCCTGGCAATGTGGTCAATCTAGAGCAGGGCAAGACAGTTACACAACAACAGTAAAGATATTAGATGATGAAGGCAATACTTTAGCCATAGTAAATCAAACTAGAAACAATGATGCTGGATATGGTAACAATGCTTTTAAGTATGAGGATTCTGTTAGCTACACAGGTACAGGCAGTAACCAGTTCTACTGGGAATGGGAAGGTGTAGACGAAGGTAGCTATGTAAACCTAGGTGGACCTAATCTTTTGGGTGCTAAACTTACTATGACCTATGATGATACTGTTATAGAAGAAGAAACTATAGAACAAATAGAAGAAGTTATAGAACAGTTTGAAGAATGGGAAGAATCATTTACAGAACCTGTACCTATAGAAGAGTTCATCCCTGTTCCTATTGCATTAGAGGAATTTGGTATGATACCATTAGAAGAAGAAATAGTATTTGAAGAAATAAATACTACCTTAGAAGAAGAGTTTGAAGAGGTAGAGATATTACAAGTATTCGGAGGACCAGAGATTGTTGAAGAAGAGACAGAGGTTACAGAAGAGACACCTACTGAAACTGCTACAGTTACAGAAGAACTCGTGGAAGAACAACCTGAACAGACTGAAACCACCACTGTGGCAACAGTTCAGGAAGAACCTGCGAGTGAACAACCTAAGACAGACAGTGTGGGAGTAATAGATGTACAAGATGTACAGGCACAGGTAGCAGTCAAAGTAAAAGGCATAGACAAACAACTAGCTGCAACTAATATAATTGTAGCAGAGGCTATGGAGAAACAGCAGGTAGATATATCTAGTTACTACAAACAGTACACAGATACTAGACAGTTGTATGAAGGTAATGTATATGAAGACTTACGTGTACTAGAAGGATATGATGTGCAAATATATCAGAATAATAATAAGTTCTTTGCTATATCAGTAGATGACCCTGTACTTAAATACCAGATAAACTTTCAAAAAGCTAAACAGAATAGACTAATAAAAGAAAAAGAACTAGAAGTTCTGAGGAGACAATATGCTAGATAAATTACAAAAGTATGCCATGATAGTGGGTGTTGTATCTGCCATTGGTGGTGGGTTCTATGCGTGGGGTGTGTTTAACAACAGACTAGATGCAGTGTCAGCAGCAGTAGGTTCTGATACAGTAGAAAAATTACAACAACAAGTAAATCTACTAGACAAAAGAGTAGAGGTATTGGATGCTAAGCTAGATGAATTTAGGTCTGGGCTAGACAATCCACTAAGATAATGGATTTTATACCTATAATAAAAGAACTAGGATTTCCTATAGTAGTAGCATTCTTTGTACTACTTAGGTTAAATGGTAGTTTGGATAAACTAAAGGTATCTATTGATACCTTATCTGAGAAGATGTCTGACAAGGACAATACTCTAACTAAACTTACTAGTAAAGTAGACATGCTAGAAAGAACTATATATAGGATGGCTAGGAATAAAAGGAGACAGACTAAGTCTGCCTCCCCAGTCCAGCACATGGAGAAAGAATAAGGGAGTATGTGCCAGACTAATTTAATGTCGTATCTTCTTCTTTTTTCTCGAATAATTCTGGAAACTCATCATGTACATAATTAGTCCATGTGGTTTCCTGTAAGTTAATAATAGAATACCCCTCCTTACTATGTTTATCAACTTCTGCTATAAATCTATTTTCTTTACTTAGTAACTCATGCTCTTTAGCGTACATTAAGTTAGTCTTTAACAGGCTATTAGTTACATCATGAGGTAATATCATGTTAATCAAAGCAGCAAGAGCCATTCTACATTTAAAGAAAACGGGTTCTTCCCAGCCATCAATGACTAATAATTTAGTCTTACCTAATGACATAAGGGCAGCAAGTGAGGGTATAGCTTTCTCTACAAAATCTGTCTGGCTAAAGTTCAGCATAAATTGTAACGAGATAAGTTCTCGTTCTTCTGGGTCTATAGTGTAATAGTCTGGCAGATTATATATCTGCTGTAATTCACAGAGTATTAATCTTTTTTTGTTGCTCATTTTTTATTTCTCTCTTGTAGCTCTCCTCTACTAATTCATGCAAGTTAGCTTCTACATAGATAGAAAACTTACATGGAAACACAGGTACAATAGGCATACGCTGTGTAATGTATAATACTCTAGATGGGGAGAGATTGTAATATAAATACAGAGTATTATTAGACTGAGGGTCTAGTTGATAATAGTGTAGACCTGTTAGTTCTTTCATCTGACTAAGAAATGGGATAGATATATACATGTCTTTAGTTGTATACTCTATTAGTTGTTCTTCTATCCAGTGTACAAACTGTGACTCATCTGTGTCACCTATGAATCTGTGTAGTCTTAGTGTATCCCACTTAGCATTTACTTGTTCTAACATTCTAGACCAGAGGGTAGTTCTAGTGTCATTAAATAAAGAGGCAGAGGCAATAGAACTCTCTGTAACAGCAGTGCTAAGCACAGACAGAACACTTAGTTTTTTTACTAGATTTATATATGCATCCATGCATCCACCCATTGTCCTAAACTAGGATAAAAATTACAAGGCACAGACCTATCATCACTAGAAGTAGCAAAGAACATAATCATACCATTATCTTTTAGTGCCGCTTGTATTTCTCTTTTTTGTTGTGGCTTAGAGATGTAGCCCTTTTTACATTGTATTCCAAACCATATCCTTGACCCCGTTGCCAAGTTAAACAGACCAAAAACAATATCTGCTTTACCTTTACTACCTCTAGATTCTATTGAGTAATGCAGTAAGTTATCATACTTAGATAGCATAGAAGTAATAACAGCTCTTGTTTTCTTTTCAAACATGTAGCCTTTTCTGTACATTCTTTTAAATCTTGGTGTTTTATTTAGGCGTGACATTACTATCCCTATTACATAAATCAAGATAGGTACAACTTTTACAAAGGTAGGAAGGTACATCAGTGGGTCGTGGAGGTAAGGTGTTATTCTGGATAGACTGCTTTATAGTCTGAACATGGTTGTCTAACCATGGTTTCCAGTAATCGTACTTTTGTACCTCCCTACTCATCTTTTCAAATCTAGTATCACAAGATATAATTACATATTTATTTTCCATGCTACTACGTTTAGTATACATAAGTACACCATAAGGTATATTAAGTTTTAGCTTTTCTTTCCCGTAATACATCCAGAGTAGGATTTGTTTAAGGTGGTATGGATGATACCTGAACTCATTCCATTTCCATAACTCTGTAGATTTTAACTCCATAGGGATGTAGAAAGTTCTATCTCTGTACTCATACTCATGTACAAAATCCGTAGTTGCAGTACACACTACGTCTTCTTCTACTCTTATGTGTACAGGAAACTGGTTTTGTTCTATAGACTCCACACCATGTAGTTTACTATTCATTCTAGCTAGAAATTTAGCTTGAGTTTCTTCATTAATAAAACCCATGTACATTCTCTTCTTTGCAAACAAATCATCTATTGGAGCAGACTCTCTGTCAGAGAAGAAACCATAATAAGATTGTCTTATACATGTACCCAAAGAAGAACTTCTAACTGCTTTACTCTTACCTCTAGCTTTCCATTCCTCAGTACGTGCAGACATGTAAGAGTTTATCTCATCTTCACAAGATTTTTCTAAACTCTCTAGAAAAAACTCTGGGTCATATATCAAATCTTTTGCATTCATAATTCTATAGGCAGTTTAAGGTCTATGCCTAGGACACATGTTTATCCTTGTTCTTGTTCTTGTATTAAGATGTCATGTAGTTCCTCTGGAATCTCTTCTTTTGGAATAGTAAAAGTAACATCAGCAGGATTCTTAGACTGACTTTTTGATTTGTCTGTCCAGAAAGCTCTGACTTTTAGACCATGTCCTGCTATATTTATTATAGCATTCATAGCCAGTTTACTTCCACTAGGTCTGTTCCATCCAACACCAAGGGTAACCCATTCTTGTTTGCCTTTGCTCTGTTGAGGAGCTGAGCTTTTGTTAAGACTAGGTCTTTTGTATTGTGCTTGATAAGCCATGTGTATTACCTCCTTTATAGTTTTTTAATTCCAATTATTACCTGTGTTTTTAATATCTAATGGTAGGTCTAACTCAATACCATAGTTGTATACATCTGGTATTTGAGTATCTATTCTACCTATCAGCTCATGTACCTTTTCTAACTCTGGAGTATATACATCTATCTCCATAGCATCATGAAACTCTAACCATATTCTAGACATTAGCTTTTCTTGACGGAGCATGTTGAACATTTGGATAATCCTTATCTTATTCAAGTCAGCACTGAATGATTGTATTGGAAAATTAACTATCTGTGTTGGATTCATCCTATCTCCGATTCTCCCATATGCACTATAAGTATAGCCTATTTTTTCTGCTGATGTCAATAACTGTTTCTGGTAAGTACCTATACCTATCTTGTCCATAGCTGTAATATATTTCTTAACAGTACTCTTAGCTACTCTGCTAGTAAGACCTGCTTTGATTAGCTCGTTAGTAAGCCTGAACTCCGTAGCTCCATACACATATGCAAAGTTTAATATCTTTGCATTCTTCCTTGTTATGCCTGTCATTTCAGAAGTCAAAGTGTGCATATCACTGCCCTTGTTGTAAGCATCTATTAGATATTTACTCTTAGCTAGATAAGCTAAGCATCTTAGTTCTGATTGACTGGCATCCACTGTGAGGAGTGTACCATCATCCTCAAAGGTAGAACGAAAGCATGGGCGAACACGAGGAGGTATGTTCTGCATGTTAGGTTTCGTACTAGTCATTCTACCTGTTGTAGTAGATGCCAGTTGTAGATTACAATGTAACCTACCAGAAGGAGTTACTAGCTCTGGTATTTTTGTAGTGTATGTAGTATTTAATTTAGAATACTTCCTGTAGTCTAGTACTAACTTTGCTAATGGGTGATTAATACCTTTGAGTATAGTTTCTCCAGTGCCTTCTAGGTCAAACCCAAGACCTTGAAATGTTTCTAGAACTTGAGCAGGGCTAGAAGGGTTGATGTCATACTCTCTGTTGATTTCTTTTATTATATTATCTAGTTGTTCTGTGTTTTCTTTTGTATAAGTTTTTAACATTTCTAAATCTACACCTATACCAGAGTTCATCATCACTGATACAGGTAGTATCATATTCATATCAATTAGTCTTGCATTTTGCATCATGTCCCAATGGTTAGCATAATCATCCTTAAACATATAGTACAACTGCACTCCTGCATAGGCATCACCTGCACAGTAGTCCCTTAGTTTCTGAGTTGATTTAGCAAAGTCTTCTATCTCTATTTCTTTTGCATAGTCTACAAGATGTAGGTAATTATGAGCAAAGAACTTAAGACCCCCTACGGGTAGGTGTGGGGCAAGTTGTCGCTTGAGTATCAGAGTGTCCATAAAGTTACACTTTAATTTATCCACACCCACCAGTCTTATTAATCTAATTACATCTACTACTATGTTGTGTCCTACAATAGTTAGCTCTGAGTCTTGTACTATTTCTCTAAGTTTTTTTCTAACATCCCAATCTATTTCAAGAGCAATGCAGGATTTGCTAGAACTAAATCCAACTGTATGAGTTACCTGTGTTTCAATGTTCCATTCAAAGTCTAGACCTAACAAGCCTTCTTCCTTGCTTTCTTCCATGACTTGGTCAAGTGAGGTAGTTAAAGGAATAGAATGTAACTCTTGTCTTAGCTCTGCCCCTGTTCTACAAAAACTTTCTATAATAGTTCTATCTAATGCTTTTTGTTTTAGTTGCTCTGGATGTATACTAGATTCATACTCTTGGTTTATCTCTTTACATACCATTCTAGCTACATCACCCATAGCAATAACTTTATCTGGTTTTGTTTCTTCTATATCCTCTTTAAGATAGGGAGAACACCACCTTGCCTCATGAGTTTTAACTTGATAATCTTTTGGATGACATCTAATACCACAGGTTATCCAGACTTCACAACCACCTAGATATTCTTTCATGTACTTCTTAACTACACTACCTGTACTATCTCCCCCAATCATCTTCTTAACATCCTCTGCTTGAGATGGTGTACCTAATACAATAAGTACCCTACCACGCTGTCCATCTTGCAGTTTCAATCTAGAAAGATTGGGGGACTGACAGTGTTCAAATAATCCACACCTAAGACAATTATCCTTTAGATTCTGGCTCTTGTATTTCTTCTTTCTTTCTGTGTAAGTTCTCGTTAGCATCTTTCTCCTCCAGCACTACTCTAAATAATTCATCTAAGTTTCTTTGTAGTACCCTCTGTATAATTAAATAAGCAGACACAGAATAGCTATCTGTTGTATTTGGTTTATCTAATTCTAAGCCAGTTATTATTTCTTTAGCTACCTTCTCAATATAAAATGTCATGATTTCTTTCTGGTCTTCCTCCTGTTCTATTGCTAAGTTTTTGTAGTATCCCATTATAGTACCTCGTTGATTAAAGATTCCAAGTCATCATCATCGTATTCATATGGTTTCAAGTCTGTGTATATTTCAACAACTCTGACTCCATATCCAGAGAGCTTGGTTGCTAGTAATTTAGATATTACTTTGGCATCAGGGTCAAAGTATAATACCCAAGTAGTTGCAAACTGTCTACTTAAGACAGAGAGTTTCATAAATAAATCCATCCTCATACTTGTTCCAAGTATAGCAATGCTAGGTAAACTGGTAGCTTGATATAGTTTCATAGCATCATATACTGATTCAACTAGAAAACAGTAATACTTTAATGGCTCGTGTGGTAAACACCTAGAATAACTAGGGTACACATCCTCACCACTAACTCTCTTAGGTAACAGTTTATATTTAGGTTTTCTATTTATGTATCTTATCTGTTGTCCAGATGGATTCCCATAAATATCATATGTGTCTACAAGCAGAGTGCCATTGTGATACTTACACTTAAAATCCTCTGCAATGTCTAGTCTAATATTTCTTTTCTCAAAGAAATCTTTGGCATCATCACCGTACATGTATGAGTAACTATCCAAATTTTTTTTAGCACGTCCTTTGTGTAACGCACTGTCCGTAACAGGTTTCTCATGTGCTAGGTCTATCATCCATTGTTCTAGTTTGCCAGACTTATGACAACCAAAGCAGTAGTATCCATTATCATATATAGCTAGAGATGGGTCTGTGTCCCCATGAAAAGGACACCTAGTCATAGCAACAACCTTACCCATTATCTTCCTCTACATACTCTGCATGTCCAAACATAGATTCATCTCTATGTTCTTCATCTGGAAATGGCTCATCTTTATCAAACTTAGACTCTGCCATTTGTTGTGCAGTTTCTCTGTTGTATCCTCTTTCCATGTATGCTTCTACTAGTGCCTCTAGTAAAGTATCATTATTTATATTACTCATTGTCCACTCCTCTATACCATCTTGGTTTTTTAGCAGGGTATTTCCAAGTGGCAAACTTTGCTTTCTCATGCATATAAAAGTTCCTGTATGCAATAACAGGATTGTCGTGCTTGTACTTCTCTGGCATTGCCTGTGCAAAAGGTGTCATACCTATGTCTTCAATAGGTGGATTAGGTAGTTTCTCAACTACTTCCCATGATTTGTGATGACCTTTATCATATCTGTATATGTACTCATTGTCTAGAAACTTTGTAAGTTCTTTGAGCCACAACCAATTAGATAGTGATTCACCTGCCCAGATGGTACATGGGTGTTTAGGATGTACTGGTAAGTAGGGGGTATCTACTTCGTTCTGATGTAGAACGGTACATAACATTTGTGCAGACTCTAGTATCATCTTTATAACATGCTTATCACAATGATACATAGCTGCAATAGGTGCTTCTCTATGTAGTACAAAAATGTTCATGACTTTCTCCCTAATGTTTTTTAACATTTTTTACAATGTTTGTAAAGTATTGTTGTACTGCTTTATGTGTTCCTACATCCCAACGACATCTAGTCGTTGTTAGATGTATCCACATTCTTCTCCATATTTTTGGTAGATTTATCAACATCTTCTTCTCCTCCTTTGTGGTCAATAAAATATTTGAAGCCTGTTTCTGGGTGTACTGCTAAGTAACTCACATTCATTTCTTTTTGTTTTTGTGTTCTACTTAGAGGCACATCCCAGTATAGAACAGTCTGACCTTTCTTGTTTGTTCTTTTGTAGTTCTTACACATAGTTTTTACATCAACCATTTCTATCTTACCATTTGGATACATAATAATCATATCAACAGGTCCGACAGGGGACATGTTCTTGAATATAGTACAACCTTTTTTCATAAGAAAAGTTGCAACCTCATACTCATGTATACTTCCAAGATTACTATGACTCTTGGTTTGTAGCTTGTCTGGTTTTAGATTCTCCTTAAACCTCTTTTGTTTATGGAGTGGTATTCTTCTTGAGCCTCTCATTAAACATTCTCCTTTGTTTCTCAAAGTAATTTTTTGTGCTTACCTTGTATTGTTCAAAGTCATAAGCGTGTTGTTTTACAACCACCTCTGCTTTTTGCATACAAGAACTTCTAAGTGCCTGTCCTGTTTCATCTAGTTTATCTGGAACTACATAGGTTATGTTGTTTTGCTTAACCTTCTTCCATTCCATACAAGACTGTGGTATGTCTACACTGCACACAAGTCCATCTTGTGAGTAGACAGAAAATTTGAATGTATCTTTCATTGATTCTCCTCATAATTTTCATAGTCAAATGTCAAACTATTGAAGTTGAAATTTATCAGAAACTCTGCAAGAGCAGGGTGTCTTCTAGCTTTAATAGTAGTAACATTTCTAAAGTCTGACTGGATATCTCCACCTACACCTAGCACTAGGTCAGCATGTGATATGATTCCAGCTTTTGCCTCAAGCAAGTCATCAGCTTTGGGAAACGCCTCATCCTTGTTAAGTTGGTGAGCTGTAACAATGATGATGTTCTTGTCTTGAGCTAATCGTTTCAACTCAGATGTAATATTTTCTAGGTCATATCTTCTTTGGTCTGACCTCTTGTGTGAAGTCATGACACCAAGATAATCTAGGAATACTATGTCTGGTTTGATAGTATCAATCTCCAACTCTAGCTGTGTTGTACTAAAATCTGAGTAACAACAAGCATAGAAATCTGGGAAGTCATCTACGGAAGACAACCTCTTTCTCAGCATGGTTTCACTAAAGTCCTTGATAGATATGTACAAGGTCTTTAGATTGTTGACACATGCATCTCTGATAAATGATAACATGATACTAGTCTTACCACGCCCAGTAAATGCACAGATAACAGCTAGTTCTTCCTTAGTCAGTCCATAGTGAAACAGATAGAACAAGTCTGTGGTTTCTGTTATCTCCATATCAGAAAACTTTTTAGATTTACTTGTCCCATATTTTAGATTGGTGGTGGAGTAATTAGCAATCTGTTCTAGTTTCTTATCTGGGTTGTCATCAGATTGAATGATTTGGTTTATCCTATGGATTCTGTTATTAGAATACAGAGTATTGATTGCTCTATATCCAACAGTATTAGATACAGACTCATCCATATCTTTGAAGAAGATAAACTCATCACCACTGAGTGTGTCTTTTACAATAGACAGGAAGTCTGTCTTTGTAATATCTTCTGGCAACTTCTTGATTTCTTCCCACAGAACATCATACGGATACTCTAGATAGAACGAATCAAGTAGCTTAGTTAGCTGTTGTCTTCTACTAGCAGACAACAAGAATGTAAATACATTTAAGTAGATATTCTCCACAAGTATACTCCCTAGTCTAAACTAGTATATAATAATTGACTATATAAAGTCAATTATTTACTAGAATAACCTTTCCTAGTTTAGACAGTTCTCGTTTATACCAGTCATCTGTAAGAACAAAGTGGATAAGGTTGTGTTTAGATACATCCAACTTGAATGATGACAAGCCACCATCTGTAAAGACAATAAGACTATCATGTGGTGATACATAGTCAAGAACAGGTTTAAGATTAGTACCACCCCAAAACTTTTTGATACTGCTTAGGATACCTGCTTTGTCCTTGAGTTTGTAAACATCAGTAATCTTGGTATCAAACAACAAGACTTCACTGTCTGGAACATGACATATAAGTTGTCCCAATGCTTTGTCCACAACTTCTCTGTCCATAGAGCCAGAACAATCTACTGCAAACAACAGCTTGGGTTTAGCAGGAGTATTGCCATAACCTTTGGACAAGATAGTATCACACACTGGATTCCTATGTTCTCTCCTGTATGTCCTTTCTCGCTCTTGATTGTCAAAGTTACGCACAACTCGTAACAGCTCATCTAGCCACTCAGCCATCTTCTCTGGTTGTATAAGGAAATCATAGTCTATATCAATAGTACTATGTTGTGTCCCACCTGCACAGAAGGATGAACTAGGCACTGCCCCAGCTTTCTTAGCTTCTTCTAGCCCTTGCTCAATATTGGCTTGAATAATCTGTGTTTCTATCTTAGGGGCTGAGTGTTGCCATAGTTTCTCATTGTTGGGTAGAGTGTTACTGATGTACTGCTCAAGCTTGGATAACTCCTTGTTCAGCTTGTCGTACAGCAGCTCTGGTGGCAGCTGTGGTAGATTGGTATTCTCATAGGTCAAACCACCCAAGTACTTGCCATCTGCTAGATTGACATGGATACTGCAATCAGCAACAATATTGAATAGCTTTCTTTGTTGTTCACTCTTGCCTACATTGAAGGATAGATGTCCAAACATGCCATGCCCTAGCTCATGCTTGATAAGCTCTAGCTTGTACTTGTTATCCTTACACAAGAGGTCATCCGATATGTAGATACTGAATCTACCTTTATCACTCCAACAATATGCAGTGTCTTTCTCATCACCAGAGTAGAAGTTTATCTTGTCTACTTGGTATATCAACCATGGCTCATCATCAAATGATACATGGTCATGTATGTTGATAGTATTCATTTGGCTCTCCTCTCTCTACGGCTTCTGTATGTAGAGATTTGTTTTGGTTTCTTGTAACTAGATTTGTGTGGTCTGTTAAACACCTTCAAGTTACGGTGGTCGCCCCACTTGTCAAATGGTAGATACCATGAAAACTTCTTGGCATTTCTACATCTGTCAAAGTCAGTGAAGTATGTGTTTCTAGTCTTGTCATTCTTAAGACTAGGTCGCATTGGTTTGTCAATGACACATATGTCATTCTCTAGAACAGTGTGCTTGAGTTGCTCTGGAAAGGGTAACTTGGTTTCAGCACACCAGTTGTAGTATGTATCATTACATAACCTACCATCCTTTCTTGATATGTAGATAACAGACATGACTTCCTTGGGTTTGAAGCTGTGGACAAAGTTGTTCCAAGCCCTCTCTGGTCTAGGATAGTCTGCATTGAATTGCCTTGAGCTTGTGAAATCCCGAGTGTTGATGATACGAATGCCTACAACACATTGGAAATCATCTGCATTTGGTAGCTTCTCTTGGAACTTACCAATACATTTGTATCCTTTCTCCCATTGATATTCATGCTCATCTGTTATCTCTGGATTGAACTTGTGAAACCATTTGTATTCTTTGGCGTTTTTACTTCTAGTAATCTTCTGAGGTTGCATAACCTTCTGTCTATCTGCAATAGCCGTAGAATACTCTTGAGTAACAGGCATGAAATGGCTAGATAAATAGAATCGCCACATACAATCGTCAACATCTTGTTGTAGATGATACGAGTATGGTTTTCTAGTATCATAGGTTTTCTTTGGATACTGTGTTCGTTTGGTTGTATCTCTGTGATAGTTTAGACTGAGGTAGTTTGGATTTGCTTTTCTCATCTGTCCACATCCCATGAGTAGTAGAGTGTATCTACCTCATTAGTAAACCCAGACAAGACACCTGCTAGACTTTTACCTAGCTGACGGACAAACTCAGGACTGAACTCATGTCTGCTCAGGTTTGGATACTGGTCTATTAGGATGTCATGTGTGTTCTTGTACAGTGCAATAAGGTCATCTGCATTGGTACTAGCAAACTTAGATAGCAGTGCAGTCAACCTCTGAGCATGTTTAGTACTCTTGCCTACCTTGATAAACTCTACGTAGTGTCTAGCAATCTGTTCTACTGACTGCTGAGTTGCCATGAAGTTGGTGAAGTAGTCTTCATTGTCAAGCACTTGTTGATAGTTAACTTCTTCTACACCGCATAACATGTCATAGATACTAGGCACTTGTTTCTTGGGGAAGATACCCATAAGCAACTGTCTTAGTACCTCTGGTTGTTGAGTCAGTACTGGATTGATTTGTTGATACAATTCTAGAAAGTGTACACTCTCCATGTTCTGTATCTGGTCTGGCATTTCTGGATACAGTGTCCATGACTCTTGTAGATACTGAGCTACATTGTTAAGAGTAGTATCTCTTGGCTCATACTGGAATGGTAAGAACACAGACCTAGCCTTTAGTGGCTCTGATAGGTTGTCATCCTCATTCATAGCACAGATGATAACACTTCCAGTAGGCAACGACTCGCCTCTGACTGTGCCTTCTCTGAGCAATGTAAGGATACTTGCATGAAGGTCATCCCTTGCCTTGTCTATCTCATCAAAGAAGAAGATAGAAGGTTGGTCTGTCCACCATGCAGGTTTAAGATAGCTCAAGCCATCACCCTCTTTGTATCTAGGATAACCCATGACCTCATCTGGTTGCTCGTTCTGTAATAGAACTTTGACAACAGGTAATCGTAGAGCATTGGATAGCTCGTTCTGAATCCAGTAGGTTTTACCAGAACTGGTCTTACCTACAAGGACAGGAACTTTAGCATTAACAAGCCCTACCTTTCTTTGTAGTTTGCAGATGTCCTCTGCTATTTGCTTTGAACTAAGCATATGTTACTCCTCAATCAACTCGGCTTTACACCAAGTGATTTGTATTGCCTTGAAATTTCCCTGTGGCATATCAATGTCAAGGGATTGCAATACTTGTTCTAATGCCTCATCAGAGGCAAAGTCTTCTGGATAGAGGTCTAAGACCTGTTCATCAACATTCTGAGGTTTGGACTCAGTAGGTGTCAACGAGGGGGGAAGGACATTAGACAGTATCTCCACTGGACTAGATTGCTCAGTGGGTGTTACTTCTATTGTCTTGGTTGGTGTTGTACTACTAGATGTTGTGGTAGTGTTAGTAGTAGTAGAAGTCTTCTTTACTACTGCTTTCTTAGCAGGAACTGTAAACTTAGCGTACTCTGTTTCTAGTTTCTGCTTGGTATCTGGATGTAGGTTGCCATGTCTTCTCAGGAAGTCATTGCCCTGTCTGGCAAGGAATCCCTCAGTGTAACTATCAACCATGTGGTCAAGGATGTCATCTTCTAGGTCATCATTGAGTAGGTCAGTCTTGGTATCAATATCCAAGAACTCATAGTTGTACCAACTCTGTGATTCTATCCACTTACCTTGTTTCTTGTACTTGGTAACCTTGTCCTTCTTGAAACCTGTCAGTTCTTCCATCTTATCTTGGTATGCTTTCCTTTTCTTCTCATCACCTGATGAGTTAGCATACTTCTTCTTATCCTTGAGTACCTCATGGCTCATGTTTAGAACGAGCAATGACATCTTCAACTCATAGAAGATAGTGGATACTTCTGACCTTAGCCTCTTGGCTAGACAAGAATCCCATTGTTTCTTCCACCCATCCAGTGCCTTCTGGCTAAACTTGTTAGATATAACAAGAGTTGCAGGGTTTTTTGCTATTGCTTTCTTACTCATAATTTCCTCCTTGTCAGGGATACACCCTAACCTCATTACATGAGGGTTAGGTGTATAAACTCTGACTGTTACGGACAAACCGTAACTATTGCATGATTCTGTTTAGAATCTGCTCTGGTGTTTTTGGTTTACCAACTGGTTGTTTTCTAGCTGGTTTCTCCACTGTGTCAACGGAGTTGAGTCTGAGGTACTGTTCTCTGTAATTGTTAAGTACCATGACAAGACCTTCTACAAAGTCTATGACATTTGCCTCTGACTTGCCATACTTACTGGCAAATCTCCCAACATGTCGGTTGACAAACCTGTTAAGGTTTTTCTCCAACTCTGAGCTGACTGGTATATCCATTCCAGACTCAATTTGTTTGGCAAGATAATTCCATTTGCCTGGAGTTAGACAGTATCTAGTATCATCTTTGGAATACTGAAATACTCCTGATTTGTTAGAACAAGTAGCTAGGATATCTAGTACTAACTCCTTGGGGGGTAGAAAACACTGAACAAACTTTCTATTGAAAGTTTTGTGGTTGCCATCTTCCCTCATCTTACTTGCCACAGTTACTTTGTGGTCTTGTGTTGTACTCCATTTGTCTTGAAGTAATGTTGCTGATTTACTCATAGTAAATTCTCCTTTGGCGAGTCGCCACCTTGTTTTTGGGTTATAACCCTGTACTCACTACGTGAGGTACAGGGTTAAATTTGGGATTGTTAGCCTTGTACCATTGGGATTATTTCCTTTAGATAAGTGTCATAACCCATGATATCTTGATAGTGTACTTCATAGTCTTCAATGTCTTCCTTGAAGTTACGATAGTATATATCTTGATGTATCCAGAAGGTATCTGTACCTTCCTCTGGAATTTGTATGTTGTTTACTTCACACCAAACTCTAAAGTAATCTTGTTTTTCATAATGCTCTTGCATAATTCACTCTCCTTGAGGACTCGTTTATAACTTGTACCTCACTACGTGAGGGTACAAGTTAAAAGGGGGACAGGTTTTTCCATTTCCAAGTATTTACTACGTAAATACTTGTTTGTACCCTCTCTCCACCACTAGAAAAAACATCCCCCCCATGTGCCCACCCACACCCCGTGTATATATATATATTGCTAGGTTTTTTCCCTGTTATGTGTGTTTGTATACCCATGTTTACTAGTTATATACCCACAATCACTAGTTTTATCCCCACTATTACCCAGTTTTTACCCACAATCTAGTATAATATATAATGTAATAATATCAGTTAGTTACGTCACGGCACTTGACATGCCCACTGTGTACAGTGTATATACATGTATATAGTACAAGTGTATACATAATATATACTTTGCAGTATATATTATAGTATAATCTACGTAGTATATACTAGTACTTGACATTGCAAGTCCTGAGCTATATACATATAAAGGGCACATGACTGACCACAACTATAACAAACTACGTATGTATACATATAAATGTGCTAGTACTTATGATTTTAAATTACAAGATGCAGAAGATATACTCCATGATGCCCTGTTAGATTTTATAGAATCAGGGGTTGACATTACAAAGCTAATATGGAAGTATATAGGAAAGCACAGAGAACGTAGACATAGAGAAGGCAAACGTCAGATTAGCATGTCACACTTTGAAAACAAGGGGGAAGTATGAATAAAACATTACAGACACTATTCCCAGATATTCCTGTATATGAAAACAAAATAACTAAATTTTTAGAAGTATGTTACAACCTAGCCTGGTCATACAGAGCAGCTGGTAAAGAACTAAGCATAAACCACAAGACAGTAAAAAACATATTAGACAGTGTAAAAAACACGCCACAATATCATACATTTATGGGCAAACTAGAAGTACAGATTAAAAATTTTGCTGACCCAAAATTTTCTCACACAGTATTTGACAGATATGAACAGCAACTAGCTGATATAGAAACAAGATTAAAACGTGCTGATAGACAGAATGATAAGGCACAATCCCTGCAATTATTAAAATTAAAACAAGTCATACTTAAAGACCAGCTTAGAGCTAGTATGGTAGCAAGTAAAGATAAAGAAGAAATAGCTACTGTGCATGATGCAATATCTAGTCTGTCAGAAACAGCTTGGGAGGAAATGAATGAAAAAGTCCAATGATGCACTTCCTGGCAGTGATAATGTGTTAAACCAAATAAACGGTCCTGCTAATAGATACTTACCTGCATGGATAGCCCGTGAAGGTACGGACATACCAAAATTAAATAAAGGAGAATTACAACGTGCTAGAAAAAATAATAATGGGACTCGCAACAAAAAAACTAAAAGGCAAGAACCGAGGAACAGGGTCAAGACCTCTGACTGAAATATATATGGAAGAAAGAGAAAAGATTGCTAAAAACATAGGTAAAAAATTAAAATCTAGGTTTATGAAGAAAAAATGAGAAAGGTACACAAAAGTAAAACAGGTGGACTTACTGCTGCAGGTAGAGCCCACTTTAAAAGAACAGAAGGAGCTAACTTAAAAGCTCCTGTTAGCAAAGGCACAAATCCAAGACGTGTTAGCTTTGCTGCAAGATTTGCTGGTATGAAAGGTCCTATGAAAGATAGCAAGGGTCGTCCAACCAGAAAAGCACTAGCCCTAAAAAAATGGGGCTTTGGCAGTGTTGAGGCTGCACGTAAGTTTGCAGCTACACATAAAAAGAAAAAATAGGAGATTTATTATGCCAATGGGTAAAGGAACATACGGAAGTAAAAGAGGAAGACCAAAGAAAAAGAAGACTGGTACTTTAAAAGGTAGACAAAATAACTTACCAGCAGCACTAAAAAAAGCTATAGGTGCAAAAGGTCCTCGTGGTAAAAATATGAAAAAGAGTTACGGGAGATAAGAATATAATGGCTATAGTAGGAATGGTAGGCAGACAATTAATAAAACTAGGTCTTTCTAAAGAAGCCCGTAAAAAAGTTAAAAAGGGTATACAGCAAGGTCATCTTAAAGTTTCTGGTAAAGAAATAAAAATGACTCCTAAAGGTAGTTATAAACAACAACAGACTAATAACCGAGAACTAAAAAAACTTAATCAGAAAGATAAAAAACGAGGTAAAAAATAATGGCAAAATTAAAGTCTAAAGTTGTAGAAAGAGCTAAAAAATATGAAACTAAGAAAAAATTACAGAAAAAACGTACTCTCATGGGTAAGGGCAAAGGCAGAGGTATTAAAGCAGATAAACCTTTAAAAAAACTAGATAAGTCTTTGCGTAGAATACGTAAAAACCCAGGTGGTTTTGCAGCATCTGTTGTTGACGCTGGTTCAGTAGTAGCACCTGCAAGTATTGCTAGGAAAGGAATTAAAATTGTAGGTAAGACTGATGTGGGTAAAAGATTACTAAAAGACATAGAAAGATTAATGAAAAAAAATCCAAGAAAAACTGCTGAGGTAATAATGAAAAGAAATAAATTAGCAAATGTTCCTAGTAGTAAAAAAAGAAAATAAAACGGGTTGTGGCACAGGCAATGAGAATTGCAGCCAGTACAACCTGTTTGGAATAGTATGATAAGAGACTGGTGGTACAAAGATGAAAAGATGTTAGCGTTGTGGCGTAAAATCCACAGCATGACATCTGAGGAATTTGCTAATCTTGATAAAAAAGTTAAAGCAGAGTTACAATACTGGTACGGGAATCTTTTCTTTTTTAAACCGTATCCTGCTCAGAAGCCTATCGTGGACGATAATCACTTTAGTGTGTACGTACATGGTAATAATAGTTCTGGGAAGTCTTATTGTTGTGCTGCTAAAACGGCTTACAATGTTATAGGTTGGCATCCTAACTATACTATAGATAAACCTAAGTATGGTAATAGAATTATCTGGGCATTTAGTCCTTCATTTGATATTCAAAGAACTTCAAGTCAGGTACATTTGTTCTCAACTGATACGCCCAATGATATAGGACTACTGCCCTCTATAGAAAGTATAGAAAAACGTGGTGGTAAAGTAGCCTGGGGTAAAAACAGATGTATTGACTTTGTTAGATTCTGGGACGGTACAGTCTTAGAATTTAAATCTGCTGAGATGAAAACACAAAACCTACAAGCGTCTGGTATTGACTATTGTTGGTTTGATGAGTGTCCATCACACACTATGCATGATGAGATTCTTGCTAGGTTGTTAAGAAAATCTGGTAAGATGGTTATGAGTTTTATTGTAGAAGATACTACTAGTAATTACATAGTACAAGATATCTATGGTAGAAACGAAGAAGATGAAGATACTTCGTTTCACTTTATAGATGTATATGACAATCTATCTTTAGAAAAAGAAGAGATAGAAAGATATAAGAAAAGATTTACAGAATCAGCTATGCACTGGAGATTCAGTGAAGGTGGTAAGTTTCAGTTACAACCAAGGGGTGCACTAGTTTATTCTGATTTTTGTGAAACTCATATGGTAGATGATTTAGCAGAACAATACGACCCACTAAGAACTTTGTGGAGAAGTTGGGACATGGGGTTTGTTAGACCTGCATGTGTAGGTTTTCAAATTGACAAACACGGTAGAAAGAATGTATTATTCAGCATGATGGGGCACAATATACAGCTTACAGATTTTATAGACGAAGTGGAGAGTTATTGCAATGAAATATTACCTAAAGTTGTTGAAAAAATGGATATACTCCCACATGATGCTAATAGAAAATATGATGTATCTCCTCACAGTGCTCTTGATATATTTGATGGTAAAAAGTTAAAAGCAGATACTATATATGTAAAAAGAGACATGTCACATGCACAAGTTAATGAGGAGCTTAAAAAATTTACAAAGGGAGAACCAATGCTTAGGTTAGATTCTAAACACTGTGTATTACTAGCACAATGCTTAGCTGGTTATACTAGACATGAGCAAACAGGTCAACCTAGGAAAGATAATTATTATGAGCACATATCTGATGCATTTAAGTTAGGGTGTTTCTATGTGTCAAGAAAATTAACAGAAACAAATACCGAGCTAAAAGAACCACAGTATTTTGGTCTAGAGTTTGGTGGAGGAAGTAATAGGATATTATGAGAGAATCAGATATATTAAGATATTTTAATTATATACAGAAAGAAGCTGAAGATGGCTTTACACCTGTAAGAAAAGACTGGCAAGAAAACATGAAGTTTTACATGGATGAATACCAGTTTGAAAACAAGTTATCTTGGCAAACTAAAATAAAAGACCCTATAGTAGATAACTTAATAGTTAGAATGACTAACTTTTTTGTAAGAATACTAATGTCTGCTGATAATAAATACTTTACAGTAGAACATCCTAATCCATCTATCAAAACTGGATTATCAAAACTTGTAGAAGCTGTATTAAAAACTAATAAGTTTCCTATGATTTTTGGTGATTCATTAAAGATGGCTTTACTTACAAGCCCTTATATAACAAAAGTAAACTATAATTATAAATCTGAAAGTTACCCTACATATGACCAGGGAACTGGTGAGTATGGTACAGAGAATAGTATTGTAGGTAAAACAGAAATACACTCTGTAGACCCTATGCAAATACGTTTAGACCCAGTGGGTAATCAGTATATTATAGAGAAAAAAGAATGTGATGTAGGTGATTTCATAAACATGGCAGAAGTCAACGGTTGGAAAAACGGTGATAAAGTTATGAGAAGTCTCTACAAAGTCTCAGATTCTGAGGATACAAGCTATAGACCTACAGTCAGTTTAGACTATGTTTTTAGTAAGTGTTTAACAGATGAGCGAGGTAAAATCTTAGACGAGCATGTTCACTTTATTATTGCTAATAAACAGCATGTCGTTTATTACGGTAAGAATATCTTACCAAAAGGTCAGTTTCCTTACATTGTAGGATTTCCTATGAAGGTACTAAAAGGAAGATATGGTAGAGGGTACATAACAAAGCTAAGGTCTTTGTTAAGTTCCTATGTTGAATCAATGAACCTGCTACTGGATGCTTTTACATTAAATACGCTAGGTGTATACGAAGTAGTAACTAGTAATATTGAAACAGGGAAAGCACATTTATTCGGGTCAGTAGTACCAGGTAGACTTTACCCAGTCTCCTCTACTGGAACTATAAACCAAGTTTATAATAACTCGGTTAATCCTAATGCCACAAACCTTTTATTTGTACTTGATAGACTTATACAAAATAGGTCGTTCCAAAACGAGTTCTTTCAGGGACAACCAACAAGTAAAGGCAGACCAACAGCTTCTGAAATAAGTCAAAAATCCCAAGAAACATCTGGGTTTTTTGCAGATATAGCTAATGAGATTGAGAGGTCAATCATAGAACCTACTCTAGAATTAATTCTACATACAGAATTAATCTACATGAATGATGAATCTCATTTTGATTACAGCAAGTCCCTTGAAGATTCAGAAGCACTCAATGCGTTAAAGACACTTAGCTTCAATGAGCGTATCAACGCAATTAAAGACGCTACTTTAACAGTCAAGGGCATCTCTGGCAAAGTTCTGAAGATGACTAATTTTCAGAAGTTGATGCAGATTATCAACGTAATTGGTAACATGCCTCAAGTTGCACAGGCAGTTGACCCTGCTAAGTTTGTTTCAAGGATATTTGAATCATTTGATGAGAACCCTGAAGACATTCTTAACATGGATAACTTGACTCAAGGTGGACCAGGTGCAACGCCAACGGGTGCAGAGGGAGCTTCACCTACTCAACCTCAATCACCAGAACAACTCATGGAGGTTTTAAACAATGTCAGAAGAAACGAAACAGGATAATCCTGTCGAAGAACAAGCAGCTACTGAGGTGGATGATAGAATCCAAATCAAAGCAAAAGATGCAGCTGAACAGTTATTACCAGGTGGTAAATCTGTTAATGAAATGTCAAATGAAGAGATGGCTCAGTACACTGCTAACATGGCTAAGGCAGATAGACTATATGCAAAACATACAGATGGTCTAGCTGATTTAGACAAAGAAGTATTTGATGCTTTACTTCTTGCTAGTGACCCATCTAATTCTGTAGAGGAACGATTCAAGTCTACTGTAAGTAAGTTTGAATCTATCAAGAAGGGTAAAGATGAGGACAAGAAGGACGAAGAAGCAGTTAAAGAAGTTCCCCCAAAAGGGAATATGGAGACAACCAGCAGAGCTACTGGTAATCCAATAAACAAATTAGAGCCTGAGAATGATGCTCCTCTAGGGGATGACCAAGATTACTTTGATTTCATGCTCAAGAGATATCGTCAACAGGCTACTGTTAAAAGAAAAGAAACAATAAATTAATAACTAGGAGGAATAAGTTATGCCACAAGGAGCAGTAAGTTTTCTTAATGAATCCGATAGACTTGCCAAGTTAAAAATGGACAGTGATATTAGATTCGTTGCAGGAAACATGATGCAATTCAGAAACTTGGCAAAACCAATTCAAGCATTTGGTAGAAACAAAGGCTCAACGATTGAAATTGAAAAATATCAGAAGTTAACAAAAGCTACTGGTACTATCTCAGAACTACAATCATTGCCTATGAATAAACCTAACGTAGGTTTTGTACAGGTAACTGTAGCAGAGTATGGTAATGGTGTATCATACACTAAAAAATCACAAACATTAGCAGAATATTCTGTGGATGAAACTCTTAAAAAGATATTAGCTATGAACGTAGCTGAATCTATGGACCAGGTTGCTGGTACAGAGTTCCAAAACTCAGACGTATTCTACACACCAACTTCAACAAGTGCAGGGACATTAGACAAAGATGGAACTGTAAGTACAGGTGCTGGAGCAGCTATTACAGCAGCCCACATCAGAGACATAATCAGAAATCTAAAAACTGATAATGTACCAAAATGGGATGGAAATTCTTATTTAGGAATCTTCTCCCCATTTGCAATGGCTAAACTGTTTGAAGACACAGCAACAGGAGGCATTATAGACTTACACAAATATGACCAACCAGAGAATTTAATCAATGGTGAAATTGGTCAATACTTTGGAATGAGAATGATAGAAGAGAACAACGTTCTTTCTAACACAATCGGTGGGTCATCACATAATGGTGAAGTAATAGTCTGTGGCTTTGAGCCAGTAGTTGAAGCTCTTGTAGAACCAGAATCTACTATGGTAGAAAACTGGGACTTCAACAGATTCACAGGTATTGCATGGAACGCATTGACAGGGTTCAAAAAAGTTTGGACTAATTCAACTGACAATGAGTATCACTTAGTTAGAATTCATTCTAACGACTAGGAGGTAAAATAACATGGCGTTTAATAGTAAACTTCAATTTGCTATAATCCCAGTATCAGCAGACCTTGACGGCTCAGCTGGTGATGATTTTACTTTCAAAGTGAATCATCCTATGGTAGTCCATAGATTTGAGTTTATAGTACAGACTGCAGTTGTAGCTACGTCTACTGACCCAGTAGTATCATTAGATTATACTGACACAGTAAACAGCGTATCTAGAGCTGAGAAAGTAACATTGACAGTTCCAAATACTACAGCAGCTGGTGTTACAATAGAAGCGAGTTTAACTCCTTTCTTTGTATCCGACACTGACATTCTACATTTTGAGCGTAAGACTCAAGGTGCTGGAGGTTCAACAGCTGGTGATGGGTTTTATATCATGTATTATGAGTTAATCCCAGATAGCAATGGAGTTGCCTAAATGTGGTATAGAGTGCACTTAAACAGAGTACACTTTAACCCTTTGGACAAAGAGGGCAAGATGGTTAGAGTCTTGTCCTCTGGTCCTACGTTTAACTGTCATACATCAACAGATTTAGAATTAGAACTGTTATATATGTTAGCAGAAACTAACTCTGAGTTGATGCAGTTTATTAAATCCTGGACTGAGCAAGATAACTCTTGGTATCAACTAGTATTTACTAAACTGTCTAGTGCTACAAGAGCTGGATTTACAGGTAAAGCAAAAGTGTTTAGCTACATGGGGTATGCCCTATGTCAACGTGTAGCAGACCATATAATATTTGAAACTAAGTATATGAACATAGGCAGTCTTAGTGACTATAATATAGGAGCAAGTAGAGACGTAAGAGAAGAAGTTAGAAATACAAATAATCATCTCGTACCTGGTGCAGAAAAAGTAGGTAAAGACTGGGTTGAGAAGAATGGTGGCAAATGAGAAGTGAATTAAATTATGACAGAAGTAACATTCGTACTAAAGTAAAAAGTATAATAGGTAGAAACTTTAGTGGTATAGATGATGTTTTAAATGACTTAATAAATATAGCAGTAGAGCTATTTGGTAATACTGTGCAGTCAGTATATGATGAGTTTGTATATACACATACAATTACAAGTGGAGAAGTAACTGCAAAAACAGATGAGTACAATTTACCTAACAGAACAAAAGTAATACTAGATGCATATTATATAGATGTATCAGGAAGTGATGATGTTTATTATCCTATACATTTAAGAAGTCCTATAGATTTTAATGAAGCAGGTAATTATACTCCAAGTGTTAAGTATGGTAGACCTACATTTGATTACTCTACAGATACTATAAAGTTTGGTGTAAGTTATAACACATCAGGAGCTACTCGTGCAGATTATACAGGTATACCTCAGCAAGGGTATAGAGTAAACAATGCATTTCATGTATACCCTAGACCTGGTAGTTCAGAACAAGATAATAAAATAAGACTTATGCTGGGATTATTTCCAGCAGATTTACAGTCTGATAGTGATAAGAATAGTATAACAAAGAGCTACCCACAGGCATTGATTACTTATACAGCAGCAATGTTTTGGGGAATGCATATGAATGATGCTCAAAGAGCAGCACAGTATTTAACAACAGCACAGTTGTTGTTAGCAAGTTTTGCTAAGCAAGACGAAATAAACAAACTCGTGAATATAACCATGAAGTTACAATAGGAGGAAACATGGCAAACGCAATATACCCAAAGGCAAAAGAATCATTCTTAAAAGGTGAGATTGATTTAGTAGATGATACAATCAAGATTGCTTTGGTAGATACAGGTACATATACCTACAATGCAGCTCATGACTTTTACAATGATTTATCTGGAGTGTTAGGTACACCCGTAGCATTAGGAAGTAAGACTGTAACTGATGGAGTATTTGATGCAGCAGATGCTACATTTACAACACCATCAGCAGGTACAAGTATTGAAGCATTAGTTATCTACAAAGACACAGGTAATACAGCTACAAGTAATTTGATTGCATACATTGATACAGGTACAGGGTTACCTTTTACATCTAACGGAGCAGACATAGATATAGTCTTTGATTCAGGTAGTAATAAAATCTTTGCATTATGAGAAAGTTTAAGAAAGTACCAAAGACAAAAGGCGGAGTACCAAAGAAATATGTTGCAGGTACTAAGAGTCCATCAGCTAGAGAAAAAGAGATAAAAAATACTCGTAAGCTCTACAAAGCAGGTAAGTTAACTCCAGCTATGATGGATAAGATAAGTAAATCAAGAGCAAAGGATAGGAGGAAAAAACGTGCCTAGTTTTAGTGGAATACCTGGAGCATCTAAGTTCAGCAAAGAGACACTTCGTAAGGTGTACAAGCGTGGAATGGGAGCTTACTATAGTTCAGGTTCTAGAAATGTACCAGCTCATGCATGGGCTATGGGTAGAGTAAAAAGTTTTGTATCAGGTAAAGGTGGTGCAAGAAAAGCTGACAAAGATTTATTAAGTAAAGGAAAGAAAAAGAAATGAAAAAAGGATTATATGCAAACATACATGCCAAGCGTAAGCGTGGTGAAAAGATGAGAAAGAAAGGTGCAAAAGGTGCACCTACAGCAAAGCAATTTGCTAGAGCTAAACAAACAGCGAGGAAAAAATGAGTATAGCAGGAAGTTTAACAGATGCTATAAATTTTAGATATGTGTTTACTATTAGTGGTACTCCTACAACTGTTAGTGGTGCAGATGATAATAGTAAAACTTTAGCTTACAATGTAGGTTTCGTAGACGTATATCTTAATGGTGTAAAACAAGTAGTGGGTACAGACGTAACAGCTACATCAGGCAGTACCCTTGTATTTGCTAGTGCACTTGCAGCTAATGATATAGTAGAAGCTGTAACTTTTGATACGTTTACTTCTGCTACTGCAGCTATAGTTGGCACACGTTCAGAATTTAATTATGTAATAAGTGGTACACCTACTACAGTAAGTGGAGCTGATGCAGGTGGTAGTACATTATCTTATACAGCAGGATTAGTAGATGTATTCTTAAATGGAGTACGTATGAAAGTGGGCACTGATGTTACAGCAAGTAATGGTACTGAAGTAGTATTTGCTAGTGCGTTAGCAGCAGGAGATTTAGTAGATATTGTAGCACATCAAAATTTTAGTATAGCTAATCTACCTGCTAGTTCTATAGGCTCTGGCACATTGTCTAATGATAGATTACCTACTATAGATGATAGTAAGTTAGGAGCTGGTGCTATACTACAGGTTGTAAATTCAATTAAAACAGATACATTAGCAAGTTCAGGTGCAGGTTCATGGAATGATATTGGTTTATCTGTTGCAATTACACCTAGAAGCACATCATCTAAAATTTTAGTAAATGTTAATGTAAGTGGTGCATTAAACAATTCTAATACTTGGTTAAAAATTGTAAGAGGTTCAACAGACATAGGTATTGGTGATGCTGGAAGTTCAAGACTACAATGTACCTTTGGAAATCTTTACACATTTGGAGATGCCAATATTATGAAAACACATAGTTTTCAACTGTTAGATTCACCATCAAGCACATCAGAACTTACTTACAAAGTGCAAGTTAGAAGTGCAGCAAACACATATTACATTAATAGAACTGTAAATGATACAGATAGTGTAGACCATGGTAGAGCATCATCAACAATAACATTAATGGAGGTTCAAGGATAATGGACATAATATCAGCAATTTTAGCTTTAGACCCAAATGCACAAGTAAGTGTAAATGCAGAGAGTCTTGACCAGATTACATGGCATGATGGTAATCCTAATAACATTACCAATGACCAGATAACTGCAAAACAAGCAGAGTTAAAAACAGCTTACGACAATAAAAAATATCAAAGAGATAGAGCTGCAGAATATCCTAGTTGGCAAGACCAGTTAGACAAGATATACCATGACGGTATTGATGCATGGAAAGCAGATATAAAAGCAGTAAAAGACAAATATCCAAAGGGGTAATATATGGGTAGACGAAGAGAATTAGGTAACTATACAGGTAAGATATTACAAACAGTAAGAGGCGAGTTGACTACAAAATTTGCATCTTCTGCTACTGCTAGTTATGTAGACATAGGTCTAAGTGCTGCAATTACTCCAGCATCAACAAGTAATAAAATAATTATACATGCTACAATTTGGAGTGGTGGACAAAATGATGCTTATCCTTTCTTTAGATTACTTAGAGGTTCTACAGAAATAGGAAGTGGTACAGGTAATAGTGGTAGTAATAATGTTAACGCTTTTGCAGGTGGATTTTTTACAGCAATAGGTGCAATGCAATATAGACAGCATTGTCTTAACAGACATTTTGTAGATTCACCCAATACTACTTCTGCAACAACATATAAGATACAAGGTAAAAATCCTTATGTAGCTGGTGGTGCAGGAATAGTTTACATTAATAGGGCTCATAATGATGGAGACAATTTATTTGCAGGATGCTTGCAAAGTGAATTAGTTTTAATGGAGGTAGCAGGGTAATGCCAGTAACAAGTATATTAAATGGAACAGTAACCACAGATGGCACAGAGCAGACCGTAGGTTCTGCACAAACTAGTGATAACTTTTTTACAGGTTATATAGATTTATCAAACAATGCATCGGGTGATACCATTGTAATAAAAATAAAAGTAAGGGTAGATAGTAGTGATATTATATGTATACAAGATACATTTACTGGTGCACAAGCTGAACCACTATATCACTTTCCACCACTGCCTAGTACAGAAAATTTTGTAGTAACAATACAAAAAACAGGTGGAACAAATAGAGCATACAAATATAGGATATTTACAGCGTAGATGGCATTAGGACGTTTTTCAGGAAGATTAAATCAATTTAGTGCAGGTGCTGCAGGAGTACCTGTATTAGAAATTGAAGTAAGTGCAGTTACAACAACTAATGCATTTGGTACACCTATTGCTAAATTACAAGCTAGCAATACAGGTTTAGCTGATGGGTTTGCATTTGGTACTACGGTAGTCAAGTTAGAAGTTAATACACTAACTGGATTTGAAGATACATTTGTATTTGGTACAAGTGTTGCTAAGTTACAAGCTAGTAACACAGGTATATCAGATGGTTTTGCTTTTGGTACACCAATAGGAAAGTTACAAGCAAGTAACACAGGATTGTCTGACCCGTTTGCTTTTGGTACGGCTATAGCAAAACTAGAAGCTGGTACTACTGGTATCTCAGACAGTTTTGTATTTGGAACATTAGCCTCTAAGATGAATGTAACACTTAGTGGCTTTGCAGAAACAGACGCTGTAGGTAATGCGTTAGTAGTATTTAAGGATTGGTCAGTAATAGTTGCACCTACAAGCACAGACTTTAGCGAAGTAACAGCTGCAAGTAGTACAGACTTTAGTGCCGTAGCTGCAGCAAGTAGTAGTGATTTTACACAAGTAGATAACGAAGGTAGTTTATGAAAAGATTTATAAAAGATTTATCAGGTGGGTTAAATTTATCTAGACCACCACATTTAATACAAGATAATCAATTATCTGTTGCTACCGATTGCGTGTACAGGTCAGGCAAATGGCAAAAACGTGATGGCTTTGCAAACTTAACTGCAACTACAGATACTGCAAAAGTATTAGAAATAGCAGACCAAGTACGTAATGATGGCACAGCTAGAAGATTTCATGCTACAACCAATAACATATACGAATGGAATGGCAGTAGTTATACAGCAAGATTAGCTGCTAGTAGTAATAGACTATCAACAGAAAAATTATTCTTTACAGAAATAAATAATGAAATATATGTAACAGATGGTAAAAACAATATAGCTAAATCTAGCACAGGAGCATTTAGTAATATATCTTGGGATACTAGTAGCTCTGGTAGAAATGTAACTGCTGCACATATAATTTTAGCATTTAATTCTAGATTATTATTATTTAATACAACAGATGGTACTGACGGAGAAGTGCCTTATAGATTGTTATTTACAGACGTATTAGATTTTGACCGTGTATCAACTAATAATTTTCTAGACTTAAGTTATTCATCATCACCTATAGTAAGTGCAAAACGATTAGGACAAAATTTTATAGCAGTATATAAATCAGATTCTATTGTAACATTACAAGACCAAGGTAGCCCATTATTCTTTGTACCTAAAGCTAGACAGACTATAGGTATCATAGGACCAAAGGCTGTAACAGATATACCTAATGGACATTTATTTGTTAGTAATGATGGCATCTATGTATTTAATGGTGGTGCAGTAGAACCTGTAGCAGATAGAACAGTTGTAAATAATTTCTTTAATAACCTAAATTATACATACAAAGATAATATATATTGTTGGACAGATTTAAGAAATAGAGAAGTAATAATACATTACCCTACTGGTAGTAACGAAGAACCCGATAAATGTTTAGTTTGGAATTATCAATCTAATGTATGGAGTCAATGGAATTTTGCAGCATACTCTGGGTTCTATAGATATAGAGCTATCAATACACCAGAAGTATATTTTGGTTCTGGGTCAGGCATAGTAAAACAAAGAGATACGTCAGGCACTGATGGTAGTTCTGCTATAGCTAGTACATTAGCAACCAAAGCATTTCACAGTGTATTTGATGGACAGATATTAGGCGGTAGTCCTGAGTCTGCCACAGACTATGTACAAATATTAAGAGTGCAAACAGATGCTACACCTACTAGCACAACTATATCTGTAGGTGCGGCAGATTTGGGTACAGATACCCCAACTTATTCTGACAGTACAATTACTGATGAAGACGGTAAAGCACCTAGAGCAGATTTTAATTCGTTTGGCAGATACATAACAATTAAAGCTACCAACTTTACAAGTCTATCCGAGTTTGTAGTAGACTTAGAATCTGGAGGTGATAGTTAATGTCTATAAATAATTATTCTTTTGATGACATAACCATACCTCAACCACCTGTATATATAGAAGGTCAAGTATTAGATTATGTTACAGAAAAAATACCACAGTTTTTTAATTCACAATATATAGCGTTACTTGATTTTGTAGGTGCAGTACAAAATGCATTTCTAATAGATAGCGACCAAGTTAATTCATTAGACGCAGATAAAATAACTAGCAATACACAATTTACACAAAGTGTGTTTGTTGGTGCAGAAAGTAAAATAAAATTAGATGGAGCCAATAATTTAATTACTGTTGATGATAGCCAAGGCACACCAGTAACTAGAGTGAAAATTGGTAAAGTAGGTACCGGCACTAACGAGTATGGTATACAAATAATAGATGCAGGCGGTACTATAAGATTTCAGACAGGTAGTAGCACTTTTATTGACGGAGGCATAATATCTGCTGATAGTGTTACAGCTACACAAATAGCAGCTAGCACAATAACAACTACACAGTTAGCAGCTAATACGATTACAGCTGATGATATTGCATCTAGTACAATCACTGCTACAGAATTAGCAGCAGGTGCCGTTACAGCTGGTAAAATAAATGTAAGTGAATTATCTGCTATAGTAGCAGACTTAGGAACAATTACTGCTGGTACAATTACCGGTGGTACAATACAAACTGCGGCATCGGGTGCTAGAGTTGAATTAGCATCATCTGGTTTAAATGCATACAAATCAGATGGTACACAAACTGTAGATGTAAATGTAGATGGTACGTTTAGATTTGGTCCTAGCAGTGGTGATAACGTTGCGTGGGATAATAGTAACTTAACTGTTAGTGGTGATATTATTGCTACAGGTAATATACAAGATGGAGCTGTGACAGTACCGACTGTGACAACAGGTACATCTTCTGATGGTAGCAATGTAAATTTAGTTGTGTCTACAAAGGGTGGAAACATTGTAGCCACTATTTCTGTTGTAGCTGTTGTACGAGGTCTTACTGCTGTAGGTACAGGATTAGGAAATATGAGAGTGCAAATAGATGGCAACACGTTTAAAAATGTTGTAGGTTCTAAGGCTACATCTGGTGGTGGTAGTGTAGTAGTACCACAAAATACTGATGGGCAAACATGCACTGGCACATTCTTAGATGGAGACCCAGCAGGAAGTATAGGTAGTGCAGCTAATACAACATATACAGTAGCAGTTGATATTACAGATGTAATAACTGATACTACATTAAGTGTACAAAGTTATAGTGTAAAATTAGTAACATTGGAGACATTTAAATGAACAAGTGTGAATGTAAAAATAAAGAAATATTAGAAAAAAAATTAGAAGACTTAGAGATTCGTTATGAACAATCTAAGGCTGCAAGTGCATACTTACAAGGGCAAGTTATGTTAATAAAAGAATTGTTAGAATGTGTTTGTGAGGAGGATTGTAATTGCAAAAAGTAATATATGATTACCAAGAGTATTATGTTGATAAATACATAGAAGAAGTAAAACCTAAAGAAACCAGAGACATACTAACTCACGGATTAACATGGCATATATTAACTGAAGGCAGTTGGGATTCTGAACCTATGGGGATGATAGGTTATCAAATAGTAACAGATGGTCATGAGAATAAATTGTACATAGAATTTATATACATTGACCCTAAATATAGAAGGAGACCTAACTTATGGTTTAGCAAAATTGTACAGTTTTGTAGAAAATGGAAATTTAAGACTGTAGAAATATCAGCAAGCCAAAAAACAAAAAGATGGGTAGAAAAATTAGCAAATAAAAAACCTTATGTTTTAATTTATGACGTAGATGTATCACGTTTAGAAAAAAAATATGGGTGGTAGGAGAACACAATGGCTAGTAGAAGTAAATCAAGAAGTAAACAAGAATCTGTACAAGGACCAAGTACAACGCAAACTATAGCAGCTAATGCAATATTAGAATCATTAATGCCAGGTAGTACACAAGCAGGCACAGGATATGTGCAACAACCTGTTCAACAAATGCAAACACAAACAGGTTTACCTTACGAAGGTCCTGGAGGAACACCACAGGGACAAGCAGTGGGTTCTAGAGCAACAGATGCTAGTAAAGAAGGTTATGGAGTAAAACAAGGACGAGATATCATGTCACAATTTTTAAGTACAGTTCCCGCATATTCATCATCATTACCTGGAGACAGTAATCGTATGGTAACACAAAGTCCTACAGGTTTAGAAGCTGGGCAAGAAGCGTTAAAATTATTACCTGATTTTGATGACGCTGCTTATGTAGATTTTTTTGAAAAATACGATTCAGGTACATTGTCAGAGTCTTCTAATCAAGTTGTAACAAATATTCTGGATATTGTAAATAATCCAGTGGCTGCAAGCCAAGAACAAATGGCAGAGATATACAGAGTATCTAATATGGAAGAAGCACTAAGTGTGCCAGAACCCCCAGTGTTAACAGAAGTTGTTGGACAGATTGTAGAAAATTTACCAACACCAATGACTAATTTTATGAATAACATTTTTATTGCAGGAACCCAAGAGGCAATGGAAGCAGAGATAGAAAACTTAAGTCAAAAATTACTTGATTTTGGTAATGAAACCGCAAGTGATTTTATGGATGCTACATTAGGTAGAGTTGCTGCACAAACTGGTGGTGCAATGTCTGGAGCAGCTTTAGCGGCTATACAAGAGGGCGTAGTAGATATTGCCAAAGGTGTTAATACACAAATAGCCCAAGCAAGATTAAGTGCTATGGGTACTTTACTGCAAGCTAGAGAACAAGGTATAAGTTTAATTACACAGCTATTAGATGACGGTCAACAACAACAAGCTATGGAGTTAAGTAGAGGTATTAAAGATGTAGAGTTAGCTTTGGCTACACAACAAAGTAAATTAAATGCCCATACACAAATGCAGATGCAAATGAATCAATCACTACAAAATATACTACCAATTATTGTAGATGAAGAAAGACAAGTAGAAGCAAACAAAGAAAGAACACAACAATTTATTTATAACTTAATGGCACAACTAGCTACAGCTGGTCCATCGTCTAGTTACAGTTATGGTAAATCAAGGTCATCATCATTTAGTCTAGGTGGTCAAGTAGGAATTACTTACGCTATGGGTCCAAAATAAAATTAGGAGAATAATATGGGAAGATTAACAGGTATAAATTTAGGTCCACTTTCAATTAAATTTGATAGAGACAAAACAGCACAGCGTAAAAGTGATAGATTCAAAGCGCAAGATATTGTATCCAAACTTACTAGGGATGCATTAAAAGGTGTTAATACTGATAGTACCAATAATATAATACGTAAAGGTATTGCAGATTTAGAATCAGGTAGTGATAAAATTATTAATAGTAAAAGAGATTTGGGTACAAGTACCCTAACTACTAGTGGATTAGAAGGTGCTAATATTAAAGGTAGCACTACTTTAAGTGATGATGTTTTAACTCAAGCCAAAGAAGACTCTGGAGGTTTTGTAGACGAAGCATCTAAGTTAGCCGTAGAAACTCACATAAAAAAATTAACTGATTTTAATAAAAATATTACTGAAAAAGAAAGAGTAGTAGCAGAAAATATAGACAATGTTATAAATCACCCGTCTGTAGGCGGCAGTGTTAAAACAATATTAGGCAATGAAAATATTACTGATACACAAAAAGTAGATTACATATATGGATTAATAAATGATTTAGCATCTATTAAACCACAGAGTGAGAGAAGTAAAACTAGATTACAAGAAGCAGATAAAGCCTTAAATACCACGTTAAAAAATAAAACTGTTCAAGATACATTTTTAGCGTTTAAACCAGCTGCAGGTGGTGGTTTCCAATTTGAAGCAAGTGATGGTTCTGCTATTACTTTCGGTAGTGATGAAAGGACGCCTTTACCTGGCATAGGTATGGGTGCCTATACTCCAGATGTAGCAGCTAGTCATACTTATATTGATAACAAAAGTTTGAAGTTAGATGAAGATTATCATTTTTTGGATAACACTGTTAGAGTTGCAGTGCCTGGCGACCCTACTGTAATAGAAACTAAAGATGACGGTACTCAAATAACATCATCAGTAGAAGATTATATAGATTTTGATGGTCTAACATATAGTGCGTTATATCCTAAATATTTACGTACTAAATATGATGACAATTATACTGTAGAAGATTTTAATAATGATGTTAGTCAATATATGAAAAGTCAAATTTTTGGCGGGTCTAGTGCAGATTATGATGACGAGTTAGCTAATACTATTGATGAGGCTATCGGTAACAGTATGGGTCAACAGCTGTATGACCAATTAGCATCTTTTGATGCAAATGCTAAAATAGGAGCATATAATAAATACAAAGAAGACGCTGGTGTAGGAGGTGGACTTGAAGCCTTAAACCAAATTAGGACAAAAGACGCTGAACGTATTACAGAAGATGCATTTTTCAGAATGTATGAAAAAGAACAAGAAGAAATGTACCGTGCAGGTTCAACCTATAGCTCGTATATGAAAGAACACAGAGTAGCATCACAAGATAAATTTTTACGTGCAGCATCTAGTCAATTTAGTGGATATAGACAAAGATTTAATGACATACTTAATAGATACGGAGATGATGACGGTAGTTTACACGACCAGCTTAGCAAAAAACTAGGTTATGACACAGAAGAATATTTTGAACATTTATTATTAAACGGAGATTTATCACAAATTCAAAACACCTTAATACAAATAGGTAGATTCTTAGAATTAGGTGATAATGAAAATGCTGATATGATAAAATATATTATTGGTGATACAACTACATTTGGTAATTTTGTAAAACTTAGAGATAAAATCTACACAGATGATGCAAATACAATAAACCCAAACATATCTGGTATGAAAGCCATGTTTGGCAACTTTGCTTCACTAAATAGAAGTCTTAATTTTTCTGGTGACGAAGTAATATTTGAAGATGTTAGACAAGAAATTAAAGGTGATAAGAAAACTTTGTTAGATGCTTTGTATAAAGAAGTAACTACAAATAGTAAACTAGGTAATTTAATTAGTGCTGTAGAAGAATCTTACACTCAATCTGAGGGTAACGCATTTACTATAGGTGGTGCTGATGAGGTAGATGCACAAGATGCAGATGTATTAGCGGGACAAATTGCAGAGATAGATACAGAAACTAGTGAACTTAACGCTTCTAGTACAGAAGTAGCGTCTGTTGTTAACGCACTGTTACCAGATTTAGCTAGTGCTGGTATAGATGTAGATACATACTTAGAAGCTTTATTGGAAGATATGAAATATGTTGCAAGAGACAGAGCAAAATTTAAACGAGATATAATTAATCAATTAAACTTTGATTTAGGATAGGTGTTACTTGGGTATTAAAAAACAGTTAACTATAGACAAACTAAAAAATTACAAGAAGGTTCCTATAGGAGGACAGGATACTATTACTGCTCCTCAAGTAGATTTACAATCTATAACACAAAATACTTTTAACAAATTAAATACTCAGAAACAAGAAGAAGAACTTAATACTGATTTAAACTTAGAGATTAACGCTCCTACTATAGTTAAACCTGATACATATATTAGTGACAATGAATTAAATGCATCTAGTTTATTTAGTCTAGAAAATTTAGTTGGTAGAGAAAATAGTGATTATATAAATAACGCTATAGACGAGTTTTTACCTAACTTTCATATTGACCCTGGAGAAATTATTTATGGGCGTAAAAATTCTTATGAAAATCCTACAGCAGCACAAGCATTTTATAATGGTCTTATGCCTGGGCGTGACCGTGACATAGCAGATTTTGCAGAACGTGTAGAGTTTGCCAGAGCAAATGGTATTAATCCACTAGATACTTACATAGATAGTTTTATGTGGGGTTTAGGTGAAGCATTACAATTTTATGGATACTGGAGAATGTCAGGTGCGTTTGCAAAAAATCTATTAATACCAGCATTAACTCGTATAGGTATATTAAGTAAAAGTAAACGTATTGCAGAATTAGGTGAAGGTACAGAAAAAGTTGTAAATAGATTACCTAAAGTATTACAACAAGATGCTAAGAAATTTTTAACAGACAATAAATACAGACAACAATTAATAGGAACAATTGGCGTTGAATCAAGTATTGTAACGGCAGTAGAAGACGATATTGTAGACGGCATATTGTACACTGTGGGTTATCCAGCTGCATTTAAGTACGGTTTTATTCCTGGATTCAAAGGGTTTATAGATGTTGCCGGTAAAGGGCTAACTAAGGTTGTAGATAAAGGTAAAAATTTAGTTATTAAATCTCAAACAGAAGATGATATTCCTAAACCATTAAATAAAATTACATCACTAATACAAAAAGTATTAGATGGCACTCAAAAAGATGGTATAGAAAACTTGGGTACAAATACCCAAAAAGTTATTAAAGAGCTAGAAAATATTAGTGTTGAAGGACAAAAAAATTTAGGTGATTTAATAAAAACATCTGCAGCATTACAAAATGATGTGCAAAAATTATTAAAAGTATTTAACACAAAAGTAGTAGGTATTATCAACAACATTGGTAACACTACAGCTACAAAAAATATTAAAGCATTACTAGATTCTCCTGACTTAAAAAATGGAGATTTTGAAACACTAATTAAATTTACAAAATTAATTGCTAATGAAAGCAAACACGGGCATAAACAAAATAGAAAAAAATTCTTTGTTAGTGTGTTAGATGAAGCAGATGATATGCTAAGTAAGTTTGGTAATAGTGATGTAGCAACTATTGTAGCACCCGGCAAAATACCTTTAACTAAAGATAATTCAAGAATACTTTATAGTAAAATTAAAACTAAGTTACAAGATTTAGTTGGTCACACAAAAGGACAAGCTGCGGATGTAGATAGCACATTACGTCAAGCATTAGGTTTTAACACAAGTCAAAGCCCAGACGCTATATTCAAAAACTTATTGCATAAATTACAGGGAAAATTTGCAAACAAAGTAAATAAAAATTCTCAAACAGATTTAGGGACGTTGTTAAATTTAGCTAAAGAAAACCCTAAAGGCATAACAAAATTAATAGACAATATATCAGCTCTTAATGACTACAAAAAATTTATATCAAATGAAACTTTTGATAACCAAAGTAGAAATTGGAAAAAATTAGTATACCACATAAAAAATGTACAAGCTGTAACCGGCATGACCGGAGTTAAAAGAAAAATTAATAAAATCTTAGACACCAAAAGAGATTATAACAAGTTGTTTGATGTAGCCGGACGTAAAACTAGTGAAGTTAAAATTCAAAAAGGTAAAAAAGGAAAAACAGAAACTGTTACTATTATAGAACAAGAAGATAGATTTGGTTATAAGCAAGACATTGCTAGAAAACAACGTCTTAGACAAGAGCTAGGCATACCTATTACTCGTTCAGTTAGTCTACGTCAGTTATTAAATCGTTCTCAGAAAGGGTTTACAAGAGAAGAATATGATACAGCATTAACTTTATTGAGAAAAGAAATAGAAGAAGCAGGTCTATTGCCACAAGACTTAAGTAAAGAATTAGGTAGACAATTAACTAGACGTAATAGAATTAAACGTAGTGCATTTAATACAAGAGTAAGAAATGATTTAGCTAGTGATGAAGCATTAGATGAAATAGCACAGCGTTTTGTAGATGATATACAAATAAAAGCAGAGATGGCTAAATATGGTATAGACCCTAGTATTGTTAACAGAAGTAGTTTAGACAAATTAACTAAACGTAAAAAACGATTAAGAGAATTACATACAGATTTAAACAATCAGTTATTTAAGTCTAATACTAAAATACAAACTCACATCAACAAAATTGGCAGCATTGTAAATAAAATAAGTAACGGTAAAGAAACTCTGGCTATGTTAAACCCATTCAAAAACATACAAGAAATTAATCAGGGTATTAAATTTGTTAGTAGATACCAACAAGGGCAGTCTCTAGAAGTAGGTGACGGGTTAGCAAATGCAACTAAAATGTTTGCTGCCATGGAAAAAAATATTTCTAACACTATTAAAAGTGGTGCTCAAAATTCTAACAATTTGAACAAAGAATTCTTTAGGTTTATGAATGATTACCTAAATGAGAAAAACTTAAATACCCCTGAGTTACGTGACGTACAAGAAGTTATTGCCAGCGTATTAACTAGCGGGCGAACTACAGCAGAGATTAAAACTAAAGCAAGAACTGGTTTATACAAAACATTAGTAGCTCATGTGTATGATGATTTGCCTGGTATAGGACACATACTGCAAGTTAGGGGTAAAAAAGAAGATGCTCAGTTTATTAAAAAACTAATTAGTGGTACAAAACAAGATAAAATAAAAGGTGCATATGAATTAACTAGACGAATTTTAACTGATGAACAATTAATGATGGATGTTATAAATAAAAATACACAAACACAAACATTATTTTTGTTAATGAAATCTATAGATAATCCTAAATTAAAACCTGTAGTAAAACAAATTTTGCAAGCAAACAAAACACAAACATCTGTAGTAGATTTATTACATAACATGGCTAAACAAGAAAACGCTACTAACAAACCAAGCGTATCACTTACTAGCACTGGAGATACACGATTAGTTAATGAAGAATTACAAGACGCTACCGGTGGTGAAAGCGGTGTTATAAAACGTGTTTACAATTATTTCTTTAAGGAATATCAACAAATAATGAGAGACAGTGGTTTTGAACCAGGTGTAGCTATACAAAAATTAGCATCTAATGCAGAACAATCATACACAAGAGAAGCTAGTAAAGGCGGATTAATAGAAACTACAGTATTAGAAGTAAAACAAAAATTAAAAAATACACTAGATGAAGTAAATAGTGGGTTAGCACCAGGCGCTGATAAATATACCAAAGATGATATTGATAATATTTTGGTTCAATTAGATAGATTAGCTAGTGGAGATAATGGTAAAGCAGCTGCAACTAAAATATTTAATGCGTTGCCAGGACCTGTACAAAGATATGTAGGTGAATATCATTCTACATTACGTAAAGCCTTGGAACGTTTTAATAGCAAAGTAGATGACATAAATCTTATGGTAGAAAAAGGTGAAGTGTTTCCTGATACAGGTATAAATGTACCTTGGAAAGACCTTAGTCTAGAACGAGTTGACCCGTTAGATTTTTATTTTCCTAGATTTAGTAACGTAGAAAAAATGAACATAGAAAGATTTGATGTTTTTGCTACAATTAAATATGCAGACGGACACACTCAACGTGTACGTGTAGTTAATGAAGCTGTAGATACCTTAGAAGATGTGCATAGAAAAATTATTGACCATGCAGATGTAGGTTTACCACCAGGAGCCGTATCATTAAATTACAATGTATCACCTACACAACCATTGTTACGAAGTATTGACCAATACAATCCTACATCACAAGCACAGCAAGTTGTAGACGACATTGAAAATTTATTTCAAGTTGATTACAAAACCGTTAAGTCTGCATTAGACAAAGGCGGTTATAATTATCAAACTTTTTATAACGATGCGTTTATTGCTGGTCCAACATTTGCAAAACAAAGAACAGGTTTTGCTGCTAATTATGACACTGACCATTTAACAGTATTAAATACATATTTAATGAAAGAATCTAGATATAGAAATTTTATTGAACCTGTAATAAAACATGACGCATTAAAAAGATACATGAAAGATACTCCGTTAGTAGATAAAAATGGCAACACTATGACAGGCACTATGGATTACGTTAGTCACATAGTAGATAACATGTTAGGTAGACCACAACCAGCTACAGTTATGTTTAACAAATTACTACAAGGCATTATTAAAGGTGGCAAGTTATACAAAATACCTGGCATATCTAAGGATGCTGATGTTAGAAGTTTCATAGATGCTAACTCTACATTTAACTATTATCTACAGTTTGCAGTAGACATACCAGCATCGTTAATACAAAGCACCATGGCAGTTACTTCTGTGTTACCGGCAGCGGGTAGGTATGCTTTTAGTATGCAACCTATGAAAGATGCTACAAATTTATTGTTAAGGTCATTAGTAAAAAATGACAGAGTTGCAAAAAATCCTATATTAAAACGTGTGCATAAAAGTTTCAAAAATAAATTAGATAAATTAGACACACAAACTAAACAAAAATATGATGACTTAGAACAAGTATTTGTAGACATGAATCTTGAAATAGATAGTGCTCATGCTGTGCATATGGCAGACCAATATACAGCACAATTTGGTGTTGAAGCTAGTAATTTCTTAAAACGTAGCTATCACACAATAGGTAATGCTGTGACATATGCATTTAGAAAAGGTGATATTATCCCTAGACGTTTAGCTGCTACTTTAGCCTATGAAAATGCCGATGCAGCTTTCAATAATGTTGCTAAAAAATTAAATAAAGCTGAAGTAGATTGGTTAGCTGGACCATTAAACACAGAAAAAGTTAGAAGTTTATTAAGACAAAAAGGTTTAACATTGAATCCATTGGAAGAAGAAACTATGAAACTTATGGTTAATTCTTCTAACCGTCAATACACTAATACTGGGCGTACTTATGCAACTAAGACACAAGGTGCGTTTTACACTAAAGAAAAAGTAGGGATGCAATGGAAATACAAAGCTAACAGAAACTTTAAGAAAGATTTAGCTAAAAATTTTAGTGAAGAAACTAACCACAAATACAACTCAGCTAACAACACTGGATTTATGAATGAAGGATTGTTAAAAAACTTTAACTTGTACAAAAAATTTGCAGTAAAAGAATTTAGTAGGTTAGTGGGTTATGGTAAAAAAGGACAATACCCGGCACTAGCTGCTAGTCTGTTAGCGTATCAACAGATTGCAGGAAGTGTAGGATTACCTTTTGCAAGAGACTTAAAACAATTATTAGAATGGGCATACTACGGGTCAGAAGTAATAGCTAAACCAAAAACAGAAGCTAATCCAGCTTTATTAGATATGGAATCTAACTTAAGAGCCTATGCAGCAGACAGCCCACTAAGAAAATATGCGTTGTTTGGTCTTGCATCTACAGCGGGTATTGATTTAACACAAAGTGCATCTGTTAATATGGAAGGTTACTTTAGTCCAAGAACACCTATAAATGGATTTGGTGATGTTGTAGGTAATTTAGTGTTAGGAGATACTTATAGACGTATGAAATCTATGTTTAATCGTATAGCTAACTTAAAATCACAAGGCAACTTATACGAACTAGGCGGAGAAACTGGATTACAAAAATACATTAGAGGTTTTGAGGCTGCGGCACCTTTTATTCCAATGGGTGAACAAGCAGTAGACGCCTTACAAGTAATCAACGGTATGCAACCTAGAGATTATAGTGGACGACTTATGGATGTGTATGGTAGACAGGATGAGTTAAGCCAAGGTAACGAAGCTATACTAAAATTATTAGGATTTAATACTATGGATGAGGTATTATATAAACAAACATCTTCATTAATTAGTGGAAAAACTGGTAAAGAGTTAAGAGAAATAGACAAAATAAAACGAAGACATTTTGTTAATGATGCTTTTGGATTAATTACAGATTACATAAATGCAACTAACGAAGGTGAAGTTGATGCAGAAGAAGTTGATGACATTATAGAAGAATTGTCTGAGATTGTCACTTATTTTGGTGGGGATAAACAACTGTTAAATGCTATGAATTATGCATTTGTGACAAACAATGTGCCTAGAGATATATTAAAATTAAAACGAGGCACAGCTAAACAGAAACAATTAATTATAAACAACTTAGATATTTTATTACGCCAAACTAACAAAGGAGGACAAGACTAATGGAATTAATTTCACAATATGCACCGTGGTTATTAACAGGTGTATTGTCTATAGCTGGATATTTGTTCAAAGGTAAATATGCACAACTTAAAGTGTGTGTTAAAACTTTTATTGATATGATAGAAGATGATAAAATTACACCTGAAGAAATGAAACAGTTTATGACTGAAGCAAAAAAACTTATAGGTAAATAATTATGCGTGTACATATTTTAATATTATTAACATTATTGTTATTTGGATTAGTAGGTTGGGTCAAAGTATTTGCTACCGACAACAGCACATCTAACCAAACTAATACGTCTGGTTCAAACACCAGTATTAGTGGTGGGTACACATCTACTACTAACAATACGTACAGTGGTGGGCAAACCAACACGACCACTAACAGTACAACTAATAGTACAAAAAATAGTAAAATACCTGTAGGCACCGCTACTGCACCTAGTATGTCATCGTACAGTCAAGATTTATGTATTGTAGGCGTATCTGGTGGAGTGCAAGTCACCGGATTTGGGGTATCAGGTGGCACATATGTTACTGACGAGAATTGTGAACGAATGAAACTATCAAAACTTCTATATGATTTTAATATGCGAGTTGCATCAATCGCAATTCTCTGTCAGGACGATAGAGTATTTTCTGCTATGGAACACGCAGGCACACCTTGCCCGTTTGAAGGTAAGATAGGAAAAGATGCAGAAGACCAATGGAAAAAATATGACGTAGAAAGACCTGACTACGACAAATATGTACAAAAATTAAAACGAAGAGCGGCTATAGACAAAGAAACAGAATTTGTACCTATAGACACGGAGTATGATTTATATGGAGACGATGATTAAATGTGGTTACTTATTGTTAATTGCATTCTTGATAGCGTGGGCAGCAACCGCAGAAGAGATAACGACTGGAAACCTTTTGCCAAATGGTTCTGGAAACGCAAGTAACTACCAATCTGTAGATAATACTATACCTAACGTAACAACTAATGGTTTTAATGTGGTTGGTAATGTTAGAGATTGGGGACAAGAATTAGAAACAACAGGTACAGGTAGTATTAATTACACTGGTAATTTAACTGACCATGCTACACAGCAACAATTAGACAATGGTATTAGATTAGATTCTACTACTATAGTACAAAACTGTGAGTGGGTAGGGTCTAATTGGCAGTGCGGACAAGCTAGAGCAGGTCAAGACACATATACTACTACCGTAAAAATATTAGATGATGAAGGTAATACATTAGCCATAGTAAATCAAACTAGAAATAATGACTCTGGGTATGGTGCAAACGCATACAAGTATGAAGATTCTGTTACATATACAGGTGCGGGCAGTAATCAATTTTACTGGGAATGGGAAGGTGTAGACGAAGGCAGTTATGTAAACTTAGGTGGACCTAATTTGCTTGGTGCAAAACTTACAATGACCTATGATGACACTGTAATACCGGAAGAAACTATAGAAGAAATATATGAAGTTATAGAAGAATTTGAGGAATGGCAAGAGACATTTGTACCAGTAGAATTTATAGAAGAGTTTATTCCGTTACCTGTTTTAATAGAAAAATTTCCTATGTCAGTGTTAGAAGAAGAAATAGTTTTTGAAGAACTTAATGCTATTGAAGAAGAGTTTGAAGAAGTAGAAATACTACAAGTATTTGGTGGACCTGAAATAGTAGAGGAACCAGAAGAAGAAGTTGTAGAAGAACCAACACCTACACAAGCTGCAATAGAACCTACACAAGAAGAAACTGAAACGGAAAGTGAACCACAAGAAGTAAATAATGAACCAGCGTTAGTAGTAGCTGAAGAACCAGAACAGGGTACAGTACCCGAAAAAACACCTAGTGTAAGTGTAGATAATATACAAGCAGAAGTAAGTGTGACAGTTAAAGAAGTAGATAAACAATTAGCTGTAGTTAACGTAGTAGCGGCTAAGATGATAGAAGATAAACAAGTAGATATTTCTAGTTATTACAAACAATACACAGATAACCGTGAGATTTATGATAGTCGTATCTATGAAGATTTGCGTATATTAGATAATTATGATATACAAATATATAACAATAATAATAAATTTGTAGCTATATCTGTTAATGACCCTGTATTAAAATATCAAGTACAATTTCAGAAAGCTAGAAGTATACGTATACAAAAAGAAAAAGAATTAGAATATTTAAGGAGACAATATGCTAGATAAATTACAAAAATATGCAATGATAGTTGGTGTGGTATCTGCTATTGGTGGCGGTTTCTACGCATGGGGTGAGTTTAATACTAGATTAGATGCAGTATCTCAAGCAATAGGCAGTGACAATGTAGAAAAACTACAACAACAAGTTAATTTGTTAGATAAAAAATTGGAAGTCTTAGAAGCTAAACTAGATGAGTTTAGGTCTGGACTAAATAATCCATTGGGGAAATAGATATGGTAACACCTAAAATACGTATGATAAAAACAAAAGACGGTTATTACGCAGTTAGCCCTGTACGTTGGGATAGTGAACTACAAAAAAATCGTTTTATTACAGACGATGAGTGTGCTGCAGAGGCATTAGAATCTGCTAGTGCACATGTAATAGAATATTTTACTAATGAAAAAGATGCAACAGCGTACACAAAAGCACAAATTGTTCCATATAATAAAAATATAGCAGGAACAGCCTATAAACAAATTGCAGGTTTTGATAAAAAAGACCAGCAAAGTATAGAGGACCATTTGTCTGGACGTTTAGCTCCAATCAGAATTACAAACAAATCAGATTTTAACAGATACAAAAAATTTATACCTGCAACAGTACAAAACGCATTAATTAAAAGTAATTTTACTATGCCATTTTCTATTGCTAACCCGTATGACACCGGTAGTTTGGATGCAAACCACGGTAAATTAAATAGAGAACAGGAATTACACAACGCTAATTCACGTTATTTTCCAGGTTATATTCCAGACTATAATTTTAGGGGTGCAGGTAATTTAGATATGGACACTATGGAATACACCGAAAGAGCAAATGTAGGTAGGACTTTTAGTTATGGTGATGATATGTTACAACTGTTTAGACATTCACATGGGTTAACTTATAAAGGTAAATACGATGCAACAAAACCTGGGTTTACCTGGAGAAATGCTTTTGCAGTATCAACTGATACAGATACGTACTTAAAAAAAGCTAATGGATTTATTAAACAAATGCCTAAATTTTTGAACATGACCGGCAGTACGTTTACAGAAAATTGGAAACCTTACGGCAATGACAAAAGAACACCAGAAACTATGCAAGAATTATTGTATACACTTTTAGGAATAGGTCTTATGGAATCTGGATATAATGAAATGAATGAAGAAGAACAGCAACTAGCTTTGGCTGACTTAAAAACTCGTTACTCAATACTACATCCAATGATGCAAAACTTTGATATGGTTCTTAGAAACCACGGATACCAACATGGGTACGTAGATTACTTAGCTGCGGATGACGACAAAAAAGATGCATTTCGTAAAAGACTAACGGAGAAGTTGCGTACACCAGAGTATGAAATATCTCGTAACAATGGTGAGGCAATGAGAAAATTTATGATAAAACTTACAGAGATACCTACAGAACAAAATGACAGAATACAAAAACAAATACAAAAAGACGGTACTATTAACACAGATAATTTATTAAGAACTAAACCAACAGAGGCTGATATTACACTAACTAACCCGCCTCTAGGAGACTAATGGACGAATACGGAATGATAGAAAGTATGATTACAAATGTAGGTTTTCCTATAGCTGTAGCTTTCTTTGTTTTGTACAAACTAAATCAAAGTCTAGATAAACTACGTGGTAGTGTAGATAGATTATATGATTTAATGTCTGAAAAAGATGTAACTATGAAAGAACTAACTTTGAAAGTAGATTACTTAGAACGTGCTGTACATAGATACAATAGAAATAATAGGAAAAAACCCCACCAGTAATTAGTGGGGTACCGCATGCAACTGAACGCCATAGTTACAAGGGGTTAATTAAGTGTTGACGTATCATCATCTGGATATGGGTCGTATAAACTTGGTAGTATTTCCTTAGAATATACTTCCCATGGCACTATACTTAAATCACAAGTATCATACCCTGCGTCTATAGACTCTTGTATAATTTTAATTTTAGTATTTGTTGCATCATTGTGTGTATCTACACGATTATATGTAATTCTGTTACGTATTAAACTTGTAGTTAAATCCTTAGGTAACATGTACGACATCATACTATTTATCATTTGAGAACAACGATTAAATATGTTATGATGGTACCCGTCAATAAAAATTAACTTAGCTTCTTCTAGTGCTATCAAAGCAATTAAACTAGGAAAATGTTTATCTTGCAATGAGGCATACCCTGGATTAACCATAAATTTTACGGTCTCACTTCTAATTAATTGAGGGTTAGAAACAATAGACCAGTAGTTGTGTATGCTAAACACATCAGATAAATTACTAACTACTACTAACATTCTCTTCTCCGGTATATAAGAATTTTTTGTACGCTTCTAATACACTATTATGTATATCATCCCATTCACATGAGATACAAAAGAAATGAAATTTAGTTGGAAACATTGAACCTGGATGTTTAATTATATTATGCTGTAATATGTGCATAACAATATCAGGTATTAAATTATAATAAATACGTACTTTCATATTACACAAACGTTCTATCTTACCTATTGTAGGCAACTCTATCATACGAGTAGAGTCATGTAATAAATTTTTATAAGTCATTGTTAAATAACTTTCTTTTCTTAAATAAGCTATTTTTGTTTCGTTCAACCATTCATGAAATAGCACCGGAGATATTTCTTCAGGTATAAATCTAGACAACTGCAAAGGCAACCAGTTATTGTTAACTAAAGTCAATAGTTTACTTATCATTGTAATTCTACTGTCTTGAAACATGCTAGGCATTAACATGCCTGCACCAAACTTATCTTTGTACATTAAACAAATAACACCTAAACGTTGTAGTACAAGTAAATATTCTTTATTCACTAGTGCCCTCCGCATAAGTTGGAATTGTTAAATGCAACTCAATCCAGTCATCAAAAGCAGGTGTCATAATAAAGTTTTTTTGTGCATCTAGAGTAGCATGATATAACATCATTCCTTTTTCTTTCATGGCTCTGTAAGCATCACGTTTCATTTGTGGTTTACTAATGTAACCTTTTTTACATTGCACACCAAACCAAAAACGTTCGCCTGTATCCATGTTATATACACCACACATAATATCTGCCATACCTTTACTACCTCTAGATTCCATAATGTGATACTTAATGCGTTTTAAGGGAGCAAGCTGATTATTCAAATACTCAACAGTACGTTTTTCAAATCTATAACCAGCTTGATATCTTTTGTTAACCATTAATAGTTACCATCCCTATCACACACAGGTTTGTGAGGGCAAGATGCACAGATGTATTTAGGAACATCGGTTGGTAAAGCGGGTACTTGTTTACTCTGTGAGGAGTTTCGCAAGGTGTCCACCAGATGGTGAATGTATGGCTGCCAATGTTCGTAATTTTCTATTACCCTGCCCATTTTGCTGTATTTTGTATCTACAGGAATGATACAATGTTTCATATCCATAGAGCTACGTCTTGTATATAACAAGATAGCATAGGGTACGTTGTACCCAAGTTGCTTAGCTATGTATACCCACAACAATAATTGTTTTAGGTGATACTTCCAATATGTAAAATCTTTCCACTTGTAAATTTCTGTAGATTTTAATTCTAACGGTATTAAATATTTGTTACCGTCCTTGTCTTCAAATTCTTTAACAAAGTCTGTAGTAGCTGCAAATCCTATAGGTTTATCAGCATCCATTTCCACATGAATAGGAAATTGATTCTGTTCCGCACTATCTAACCCATGGATTTTTCCAGGCATTTTGTCTATGATTCTTCCCATGGTTTGTTCGTTAACAAATCCCATAAACATTCTACGTCTAGCCAATGGGTCAGATACCGGTGTTCTTTCCACATCAGATAGATAAGAATAATATGCTTGGCGTATGCATGTACCAAGACTTGAAGAACGTACTAAATGTTTCCTACCTTCGCCTCGTGCTTTCCATTCTTCAAATCTTAATGCAAACTCTTCGTCTAGTACAGACTCTGTTGAGTCGTGTAAAGCCTCCAGAAACAACTCTGGGTCTGTCATTAGTTGTTTAACTGTGTAGCTCATACAAATCTCCTATCCTCTTGGCTCAGCTGGTTCTCCGTCTGTTTCTTCAGCACGTAAACTAAATGCTAAATCAGGCGGATTGTTACCATCTCTGTATTTATTCCAAAATGCTAGAACTTTGTATTTTCTACCACCAACTGTAAGAACACATGAGTATCCCCAGTCTTTTTTCCAACCACCACCAATGTTAACTAGACTTTTCTTTTCACCATTGGTATTAGCTGGAGCACTGGATTCACTACGTCCTCCTACTCTTCCGGCTCTTGGTTCACCGTATGCCATAAATGACCTCCTATTCCCAGTTGACGCCATGTTCTTTGACATCCAAAGGGAGCTGTAAATTTATGCCTTTACCCAAGACATCAGGGATATCTTCATTAATTTCGTTCTTTAATATTTCTCTAACCTGTTCTAACTCAGGCGTGTACACATCTAACTCCATGGCATCATGGAACTCTAACCAAATGCGACTCTTTAACTTATATTTTTTTAACAAATTAAACATTTGTATTATACGTTGTTTATTTATATCAGCACTAAATGACTGTATAGGGTAGTTAACAACTTGCGTAGTTTTTAACCTATTACCCACTCTACCATATGGTGAATATATATACCCAAGACCTTTAGCTTTGTCAATAAGTTTGCGTTGATAATCTGCTATACCAATTTCAGACATTGTATTGATAAAAAGTTTTACAGTTTGTGCAGATAAATTTTTAGGTACGCCAGACATAATTAATTGATTAATTAAACCAAACTCAGAAGAGCCATAAACATATGCAAAATTTAATACCTTAGCACGTTTACGTTCTATACCAGCTAACTCTGACACAAGAGTATGCATATCTTTACCTTCATTGTATGCATTAATTAAATATTCACTACCACTTAAATAAGCTAGGCAACGCAACTCACTTTGGCTAGCATCTACTGTAATTAAACAACCATCAGGTTCAAACACTGATTGAAAAATAGGTCTAACAGATGGCGGTATGTTTTGCATATTAGGATTACTACTACTCATACGCCCAGTTACAGTGCCACCTAAATGTAAATTACATCGTATAATTCCTTGGTCGTCAGCTAAGTCTGGTATCTTGTCTAAGTAAGTAGTAAGTAGTTTAGTTACTTTACGATACTGTAATAATTTTTCAGCAAAAGGTGTGTTTAATTTAGTTAACACATCAACACCAGTGGATTTAACTTTATGTTTCTTTTGTAATATTTCTAATACTTGTGTAGGACTTGATGGATTTATGTCATAGTTATTTTCAAAGTATTGTAAAAGAGCAATCTGTTCTTTGTGTAATTTTTTTCTTTGTTTTACTAATTCTTTTTTGTCTAATTTAATCCCACCATGTATCATGTGCGCTACAGGTAGTACCATCTCCATATCTAACCTACGTGCTACGTCCATAAACTGCCAATCTTTTTGATACTTTTGGTAATATGTGTCCCACAAACGTAGAGTAGCCCAAGCATCACCAGCAGTATAACGCAACAACTTAGGACTAGGACTTGCAAAATCTTCAACTGTAATCTCCTTCCAATAATTTTCTAACAGTAAAAATCTGTCTGCTAAATATTTTAATCCGTTGTTCTTGTTACTAAAATCTAATTCACGTTTTAATAATAACGTGTCCATAAAATTACATTGTATATCATTACCTAAATAATCTAATATTTTAGTACAGTCTGCCGTAATATTATGACCTACCACAGTCATATTTTTATCACGTACAGCTCTTAATATAACTTGTTTTATTTGGTCAGTAAGTATAAATCCACCACACCATTTACCCGCTGCTAAACCTACAGAGTGTGGCACACCTGTGTCTGGATTCCACTCAAAATCTATAGCCAACTCTTTGTATCTTTCTGCATGCATCATAATTTTACTAAGATTAGGTGTTATAGGTATTGGGTACAGTGTACCCCTAAACTCATGTTGTACTCTTGTAAATGTTTCTACAAAAGATGTAAAATTACCGTCAAACCAACTACCACAAGAAAAAACTTCTGGTAATTTCATACCGTCTAATTCTTCTAGCGCACGCACTGCGTCACGTCCCATAGCTATTATATAATTAGGATTTAATTTATTAATAACGTTTGTAATAAAAGGTAAATGTTTACGTATGTCTGCTATCTTTATTTTTTCTTGATACTTAGGCACACACGGCACCCACCACGTTTGTATATTAGGTAGATTGTCTTTACACAATACTTCTAAGTCGTCATACATCTTAGTGCCCTTAGCCTGCCCAAGTCTAGTCATAGCTTCACATGGTTTGTCAGCCAGAATCAACACTAATCTTTTGGTTGTTCCCGCTTGTATTTTTTTGTGGTCCATTCATTTCCTCCATTAGCCAAGCTATGTTGCGAGTTAAGATACGTTTAACTATCAGCTCTTCCATTCTGTATTTTATAGGGTCTCTACGTTTATCTAACTCTAACCCTGTCATAATTTGTTGTGTTACTTCATCTATATATTTACTAATCATACTACCTCCAATTATCCAGTAATGAATTTATAGTTGTTATAGGCACTTTGTATGGAGCGTCAGGTAAATCTACTAAACCGGCATCAATACCATATGACATGATTATATCCTGTAAGTATGACGCTATTACAATTGCATCGGGGTCAAATACAATATTGACACGCATGTGTTCAAAAAAAGGTATAATGTCCATAGGTATATTAGTACCTAATAAAGCAAGACATGGTATACGTAATTTAGAAATATACAAGGCGTCTATAACTGATTCGACAATACAACACACAACCTTACCACCAGAGATAGGCACCGATACACCCGTATCTATCCAACTATACTTGGCATACTCCCCATTTACTGGCAGAGATTTATATTTGGGGTTGCCAGTTATGTTACGGATTTGATACCCATGCAGGTGCCCATCAAAATCGTAAGCGGGTATTAAAAACTGGTTTGGTTTAGCCATAATACCGTACTCTAACGTTTCTGACGCTGATATGTTTCTTGCCTTTAAGAAATCTAAGTGTTCAGTTTTGTAACTGTAAGAGAAATCAGATTTATCTACGTTGATAGACCTCTTTGCCACATCTCTGTGGTCCTGTTTAGAAACTAAGTCAGTCATCCACGGCTCTAATTTACCACTCTTCTTACAACCAAAACAATAGTATCCATTTTCATAAATAGCTAACGATGGTGTTTTGTCACGATGCCACGGACATTTTGTCATTGCTATAACTTGACCCATTTATTATATCCTCCGGTTTAAATTCAACGTAATGATACCACATGCGACACCTCTTCGTCAGTCTAGGGGGTGCAGACACACGTACATGAAAAGCTTTTTGTCCGGGTTGTACCATGCTTGGGTATACAAACACACCCTTTTCTAACTCAGGCACGTAGGCATAAACACAATCTATATTATTTTCAAAATACAATAATGTTTTACCCATCCTACCTCCTGTGTCATGTTGACTGTACATTCTTCTGTATGAGTTTTTTAATGGCACTATAAATTTTACACCGCCACTTGTAACACATCTCATAGAAGAACAATATTTTATTTGAAAACGCAATGTGTGGTCACGGCTATAAGCAAAAGCATCTACCGGTGATATGTGTGAATCTGGAAAAGCCACGTCCCACCCGGCTTCTCGTAAAACTTCTTTTGCAAATGCATGATGTGCTATCTGTCCTTTTTGATTAGCTACGTTATGCCCGTAAGTATGTTCTTCTCCAACATGAAAATTCATACTTCATCAACCTCCTCAACAGAAAATCCGTTTGTATCTATTTCACGTTCGTCACCATTTTCTTCTAAGAAATCATAATCAATGCTTTCAGCTATTGCCCATGCGTCATCTTCATTCTCAGCAGTAATGGTTGTTTCATAATAATGTTCATTAGTTAGTCTTACTCTGTATTCTGGCATTTAATCCTCCTCGGGTACCAGTACCCTAATATAAAAATGTTTTAAGATTAGCAAAGTCAATGTCTATTTTGAATACATCAACGGGTGCTGACCTTCTTGATTTGATTGTAGTAACGTTACGAACTGTCTCATACATGTCACCACCTATACCCAATACTAAATCAGTGTGGGCTAATAATCCAGCTTTAGCTTCAAGTAACTCACGCTCTGTAGGTAAATCTACGTCTGCATTTAACTGATGTGCTGTAAGTATACAGATGTTTTTTTCTTGTGCTAATCGCTTAAGATTTTCTGATATATACTCTAGCTGAAAACGTTTTTCTTTTATCTGCGGAGTGCTCATAACACTCATGTAATCTAGAAAAACTATATCAGGACGCAAAGCATCTATCTCTATTTCTAATTCTGGTATACCAAACGAAGCAGAACAACACGCATAAAAGTCAGGAAACTCTGACGCATGGTCTAATCTCTGTTTTAACATACCTTCACTAAAATCTTGTATGGATATAAACAAAGTTTTTAATCCACTTTTGACTGCATCACGTAGCAAGGATAACAACACTGTAGTCTTACCTCTACCACTAAATGCACACAACACAGCCAACTCCTCTCTACACAAACCATAGTAGAACACCTTAAATATGTCTTCAGTTTCATCACTACTAAAAGAACTAATTAATTTAGATTGTGCTTGGCTGTTAAAATTTTGCACATCAGATGCACGTTGTATGTTTAACAACTTTTTTTCTGGACGCAATCTACTCTTCAGAATGTCAGCTATTTCTTTGACCTGTGTCAAACTACGTAAGTGTTTCATAGACCTGAATCCTACCGCACTGGTAACTGACTCAGGCATACCACGTACAAAGTTAAACTGTGTAGAATTTAGTTTATCTTTTACAACGTCTAGAAAATCTTGCTTACTTAAATCAGTTTCACATAAGTACATTTCTTCTAATAACACATCAAAGGGTGTTTCTAGTTGTACACCCTTAAGTTGTTTTTTTAGCGTGTGTCTTCTTTCTTTTTTTAGTAGAAACGACATTAGATTTAGCACTGAATTTTCCATTTGACACTCCTTTCTTTTGCATTGCCCTGTGTTGCCAAGGACTATTAGGCAGATAATCATTAGACTGCACTTCTTTATGTTTTGTCTGCCCTATACTATTTATCTTCTTCCAACTTGTCACCGTACAACTCCTTATCTCTGTAATCAAGTAGTTGCTGTGATACTTTACACACATCATCTATGTTAAGACCATGCTGTAGTATAGCCACAGCAGTATTAAGAGTAGCTAAGATAGTAATACCTTCTTGTTTTACCTTCTCAGCCTGCTGTCTATCCTCGTCCCTATGTATTTGTTGATTTTTATAATAACCCATTTATATACCTCCATTGTTTTTATGAGTTTGATAGCCTCGTTTGCTACCATCGACATTGAACCAAGCTACTAGCTTGCGCTCTTGTCTAATCTGATTTAATGCAAGATGAGATGCGACTCTGAACGCAACTTTTTTTGTACCTAACATGCTGTGTATTAACTTTGTTTCATCTTTGGTCCAAATCTCAACATAGCCATCATCAGCTTTATGTACAACGACATAGTCGTCTTTATACTCTTCTTGTATTGATTGTAGTTTCTCTACAATATCCATGTTTGCCTCCTTGGGTATGTGTACCCTATGATTGTAATTTTTTTTGGACATGTTTCTCATGCAACGTATCTAACAATAACTCTGCAACATAGTGTGGCGGGTAGTTGCCGTACTTTGCTATGACATCAGCACCAGTCTGTCCATTTAGTGCCTGATTAAAAACGTGGATATCAACAGTCATTTCTAGTAAACATTCTTTGACTGCCTCTAACCATTCTTCATTTTGTTTATTTGACATGTGTCCTCCTTGAGTAGAATTCATGCATTATAGCATAATGTATCATAATGTATATAAGCATACTAATACCAACCACACAAAAATAAATATGTACATGTAACTTACAAACTCATCATTCATTATCTTCCCTCCCTGTAATCTAACGGCTCTTCAAAGTCATCATCATCACCATGTATTTTTACTAGCTTATAATGTCCTTTACAGTCGTTTGTGTTTACTTGTCCATTGAAATTACCATAAAAAGTTATATATACTTCATTATCTTCTTTATATAAATTGAAGTCTAAATCTTTATAACCTTTTAAATCTGTTTCAACTATACCCCAAGTATCTTCTACAAATAATTCACTCATCATCTTCCTCCTTACCCACGTCATGCATGGGGTCTAATAATTGCGGTAATATAAATGTAAAATGTAAGTACCACCATTCAGGGTTACCTTTTGCATCTCTAGCATCTTGATAATCATAACCAAACTCAGACATATAGCGCAAAAGAGTATCATACTCATCTTTACACATAAGTAAAGTACAGGATGACACATGACCTAATTTAATAGCCAACTCCATGTCATCAGATAACATCTCACCATATCTACTATCTTGTAAATCATAATACCAAAAGCTAGTCTCCGGTTTCATCATCAGTAACCTCCTCACATATATCCCACTGAAAACCAGTGTAATTTGCTATAAGGTCGTTTTTCTTATACCATGTTACCGATGATAATTGTTGTGAGAATTTACTTTTTGCATCTGCCAAATCTTTAGCTTCAATTTGCAGTTCATATTCCACAACTTCACTACCTCTTAATATGTATTTCTTTTTCATAAGTCTTCTCCTTTGGGTACAGGTACCCTGTGGCTAGAGATTGGATTTGCTCGTACGATGCATCTATTCTCTCTATTTAATACAGCTATGGATTCCATTCGTAACCACACAGTTTTATTGTCCTTGGTGATATGCCATAACTTTAGGGTATTTTTCAGCTAACTCTGCATATCTTGTGATGATAGTAAAATGTTCATCACGAGTTAACTCAGCTCGTTCTCTTGCTTCTTGGCTCATCATGTTATGACCGCCTTCATGTTGTACAGAAACAAATCTGTCAAACGTAAAATGGTCAATAGCATCGATACCTAAATCAACAGGTCTACTCATTGTTATATCTACCTCCTATACCCAAACCACGCATATACACATGCACTGCATGGCTAACTATTGGGTCTAATTTTTTTTGTTTCATTAACAGACATATACAAGAGTGCCACCTTACATGACACTCTTCATAATCTGGATAATTTCTTTCTAGATATTCGTACAAGTCTGTACCAAAGTTAAAACTGTATCTTAAACTTCGCAGTGTTTTCTTCATAAATTACCTCCGACTAGGGCATATAAACCGCTAGCTATCATAACTAAGCCAATTATGTAGAATAAAAGACCTGTGATAAACTGACGGTTCATAATGCACCCCAGTAAGCGTCTACATTTGTACGACTAACATCGCTAGTCGGTGACATGTAGTACGTTTGATAATGATTTTGCTTATCAATGGCATGGTCAAGAAGTAATTTCTCAAACATTGGGTACGGTACCCTACGAGCTTTTGCCTCTTTACTTCCACCATCTATCCAAGATAAGTGTTTGCCGGTAGTTACCGACCATTCGTTTTGGCATACATATTGCATACCGTGCATCTCTATGGCTACAGCAGTAACATAGCTGTACCATACTTTGATACCAACTTCATCATCTTTACAGTAGTAAAAATTACGTGTACTACGTGGATAATGTTTATTGTATAACATAATATTTTCTCCTATAGAATGTGTGACTAATCGTGAACAGGTCACTTTAATCTCACGCCTTAATCCTGTCTTAGCCACACAAATTTGGGTACAGTACCTTAAATATCGTACTCTACGTCCTTTTTGACTCTAGTACGTTTGTATTTGCCGTAACCTGTAGCTTTTGGCAACATACTTTTGTCATCAACCCAAAATCCTGCTAAGTCGTGCACTAGCACGTCTAGAATCATTAGGGCTGTAGCATCACCGTGCTTATCTTGAAGGGCATCAAGATTATCTAGCACGTATTGAACGAAACCTTCCGCATCATCTAACCAATCATAGAAATCAGCTTTGGGATGCTTGTCGGTGCTAACTTGGTTGGTCTGTGACTTCACGCCACTCACCTTTTACATTGACAAACCAAATGTCAGTGGCATAGACGGAGCCCATCTCGTCACAAAAGCCAATCTCTGAACCTTTGGTGTCTACAAGGATAGTTTTTTTGAGACCCTTTCCCTGTCTTGGTGATTCCATCAAGTACGATGTTACGGGGTCACCGAGTTGCACCGTCTTGAGTTTGTCACCTTTTTTCAGGTCTTTATATTGTACGCTCATTGCGTCACCTCACAGAATAAATTTCGGGTACAAGTACCCAATAAGCCGGCACTTGACACGATGGGATTACAAGTATAAACTACTAGTGACAACCACCTAGTTAATAAATACATAAGTGCTAGTACACACGATGAGTTAATACAAGTAATCATAAATCCTATTATAACATCTATGTTCATAAAGTCAATACACAAATAATAATTACATTTCCTGTACACATCTTAAGTTTATTTTTGTACCCTCTTTGTACCTTGTTATTTTTTCCCTGTTAAAAAGTTATTATTGTAAAAGTTATTTTTTGGGTACGTGTACCCTAATCTTTTTCTTAGTTCTATTTACTTAATCCGTTTTGATGATATAATGCTTTTATTATGTTTATTAAGTGTATCGGTGGTAAGGAAAAAAGTATGGCTAAAGTAAAAGCGGGTACTAGTACCCAAACCACTAAATTAAATTCAAGGGCTGATTATATCAGTAACTATAAGGCGGAGATGGTAAACGGGATTATCAATAATTATAATTCCGCAAATCAATGCCTAGAGGATGCATTAAAGCACCGTATTGCTGTTGCACGTATTCTAGTAATCAATGAAAAAGAATATGATGTAATTGATGACAAAAAAGTTAAAGCAAACTTTAAGAAGTCGTGGCAGTTCGGCGCTAGCAATCCAGAAAAACTGAATGATAAAGCGCTAGAAAATTGGAATAAGAATTTTAAGAAATATATCAAGTCTTATAATTTCTTGAATGCTTGTTTCAAGCTACGTAAATGGTTAACGGATGACGGCTTGGATATTGACCGTAAAAGGATTAAACAAGCTATGTTGTCTCCGCAAACTATTGCTAATATGACGGGCTCCAGAACCTTAGGCGACGAGTTAGGCAAAAAAGTAGAGGGTCAAACCACTACTAAAGTTAAAGGTCCTAAAAAAGTTGACTATCAAAAACAGGTTGAAGAGTTTAAGCAACTTATAGAAAAAGGAATTAGTTCCGATGATGCCGATGGTATCGATGTTGATGGAGTTAAAATGATGCTATCTAGTATTCAAAACTTAATCAATAAACGTGGAGTTAATTTTGTTACTTCAGTAATTAATTAAATAAACATAAAAATCAAATCAAATAAAATCCACCGATACACACACAGAGAATTATATTTTTTGTAATCATTTTTTAACTAATTAATTTTTATACAATCTTCTTTTAAGTTCAAAACTTATGATCAAGAGTAATATTAAACAGTATTAAAAACATGTTTCTTTTTTCTTGGTCAAATTTTTTCTGTTGCCAGCTGACCCCCCGTGGGCGACCACCCACCCCCGTCATATATATAAATATACATAGGGTTTTTATTCATCTACCCATTTTTACCCAAAAATTAAGGTACATGTACCCAACTATAATATGTAATGATTACAGGTACTTACAAATCCCCCACTAGTTACCCAAAAATAACACTTGACTTATGCAAATTTCTTACTGTATTATTATAAAGCCTATATTAATTGGTGTAATTACTTGACAAATTGATTTTGGTACATTAGGAGGCACTTAATGAACAACACACTAAGTAAATTATTCCCTGAAACTAATGATTACAATACTAAGATATGGAAATTCCTAGAATTAAGTTACAGCAAAGGCTGGTCATACCGTGCAACCAGTAAAGAATTAAATATTGACCACAAGACAGTAAAGAATATATTAGAATCTGTAAAAGATACAGAAACATATAAAGTATTTATGACAAAAATAGAAGCTACTGTGCAATCATTTAGTGATAAAAAGTTTAAGCACACTATATTTGACAGATATGAGAAGACATTGGCGGATTTGGACAAGAAAATAAAACAATCTGAAGATAATGATGACAAGAAAGACGTAGTTAACTACTATAAATTAAAATTAGCGGTGCTAAAAGACCAATTAAGAGCATCACTAGCTGTGCAAACTACAGAAACACAACAAATTGCTATAGAAAATGCAATAACTACGTTACAAGATGAAGCATGGGAGGAGTATGGTGAAAAAATCCAGTAACTTTTTACCAGATAGTAAAAATATTGTAGATGACTTCAATAACTCAAACGGCAGGTACTTACCTGTGTGGATGAGAAGAGAGGAGCAACATGGCAAGAAAGAAATCCAGCAGCAAAAGCCCAGCGTGGCAAAGAAAAGCAGGAAAAAATCCTAGCGGCGGATTAAATGCTGCAGGTAGGGCAAGTTACAATCGTGAAACTGGCGGTAACTTAAAAGCGCCTACAAAAAAGAAAGGTAATAAAAGAAGAAAATCTTTTTGTGCTAGAATGAGAGGTATGAAAAGAAAATTAACATCAGCAAAAACAGCAAGAGACCCTAACTCACGTATTAATAAAGCGTTGAGAGCATGGGATTGCTAGGAGGAAACACATATGCCAATGGGTAAAGGAACATACGGTAGCAAAAAAGGGAGACCAAAGAAGAATGGTGCCAAAAAATTAATGGCAAAGAACCCTAAGATGCCAAAAGGTGTAGCTAAAGCTATTGCTAAGAATATGAAGAAGAAGAGGATGGGATAAAATGCCTTGGTGGTTATTAAAAATAATCCCATCTATATCTAAATTTTTATTTGGCTGGTGGAGTAAACGTGGTCAAGATAAAAAAGATATAGAATTAAAGTCTGCTAACCACGCATTGTATGTAAAAGAGTTAGAGGAACAGGCAAAGAAAGATGCAAATAAAAAAATTGATAATGCTACTGATTATCTTGATAAGCCTTAGCGGTTGTTCAATATTAAGTAGCAAAGTAAAATTTATTAAACCTGAGTGCCCACAAGCGCCTGACTGTAGTAATGCAGAAAACAAAGTAGAGTGCTGGGCATATCAGAAACAAAGTTATAAAGCATGTATTAATATGCATGACAAAGCGTGGGATAAGTTAAATAGTTATTAACATTCCATAAGGCATGGATAAAAAGCCTCTCATAGTTCATGAGTTACAAGAACAGGGAGGTAGATATGAAAAATATCAGAGCTGCTCAATTGAGAGTATATCAAAGGGCACAAAGGAAAAGAAGAAATTTATGTACGTTCATCAAATTAAGTTATTGCTAGATAGGTTGTGGCGAAGGCAAGGAGACTTGCAGCCAAACAACCTGTTTAGTAAGACAAACATATTACACATAATAATCCAAGTATCATTACTAGGAGTGATATCAATTTTATGATAAGAGACTGGTGGTACAAAGACCCTAAGATGTTAGCGTTGTGGCACAAGATACACAATATGACACCAGAGGAATTAGATAATGTGGATAAAAAAATTATTCAAGAGTTACAATACTGGTATGGAAACTTATTTTTCTTTAATCCGTACCCTGCACAAAAGCCCATTGTGGACGATAATAATTTCAGTGTTTATGTACACGGTAATAATTCTAGTGGTAAGTCATATTGTAGCGCAGCTGTTACAGCTTATAACGTAATAGGTTGGCATCCTAATCTAGAGATAGCTAAACCTAAATATGGTAATAGAATTATCTGGGCATTTAGTCCATCGTTTGATATACAACGTACTTCTAGTCAGGTGCATTTATTTTCTACAGATACTCCTAATGACATTGGGTTATTACCATCTATAGAAAGTATAGAAAAACGTGGGGGTAAAGTAGCCTGGGGTAAAAATAGATGTATTGATTTTGTAAGATTTTGGGACGGTACAATCTTAGAATTTAAATCGGCTGAAATGAAAACGCAAAACCTTCAAGCCTCCGGTATTGACTTTTGCTGGTTTGATGAGTGTCCGTCCCAGACAATGCATGATGAGATTCTTGCTAGGTTGTTAAGAAAGTCTGGCAAAATGCTTATGAGTTTTATTGTAGAAGATGCTACTAGTAATTATATTGTACAAGATATATATGGTAGGAACGAAGAAGATGAACATACTTCGTTTCATTTTATTGATGTATATGATAACCTATCCTTAGAGAAAGAAGAGATAGAAAGATATAAGAAAAGATTTACTGAGTCAGCTATGCACTGGAGATTTAGCCAAGGTGGTAAATTTCAATTGCAACCACAAGGTGCTATTGTATACCCTGACTTTAGTGAACAACACGTAGTGGACGATTTAACAGAACAGTATGACCCATTACGTACATTGTGGAGAGGTTGGGACCTAGGGTTTACACGTCCCGCATGTGTTGCTTTTCAAATAGATAAAAACGGCAACAAGAATGTTCTGTATTGTAAGATGGGTAAAAATATACAGCTAACTGATTTTATAGATGAAGTTAATGCATACCAAAATGAGATAATGCCTGAAGTGCAAAGCACTATGGATTTGTTACCTCATGATGCTAATAGGAAATACGATGTGTCTCCTAACACTAGTGCAACAATATTTAAACGCAAAGGATTGCAAACAGATGTTGTTTATGTTAAAAGAGACACCAGTGTCGAATTAGCTAATGAAGAGTTAAAAGAATTTAGTGCGGGTATACCTAAAATTAAATTAGACTCTAAGCATTGTACACTTCTAATACAAGCATTGTCAGCATATACCCGTGAAGAACAAACAGGACAGCCAAGAAGAGATAAATATTTTGAACATGTAAGTGATGCGTTTAAACTAGGATTGTATTACATATCAAAAAAATTATTACAAACAGATTCGTTTGCACCGAATGAACCTAAATATTATTCTATGGATTTTGATGTAAACAAAGAGAGGTTACTAAATTGAACGAAAAAGATATAATCAAATTTCATTCACATATTAAAGCTGCAGCAACAGGCGAATATGATATGGCATCAGCAGAGTGGAAAGAGAACATGCGTTTCTACATGGATGAGTATAGTTTTAACAATAAGATAGATTGGCAAACAAAAATCAAAGACCCTATAGTAGATAACTTAGTAGTTAGAATGTCTAACTATTTTGTACGTATACTAATGTCAACTGATAATAAATATTTTACTGTAGAACATCCTGACAAAAATGTACAAACTGGATTAAATAAATTATTAGAACAATCATTAATACAAAATAGATTTCCGTTAGTATTTGGTGATGCATTAAAAATGGCATTACTAACTGCACCGTATATAACTAAAATTAATTATACATATACAGAAGAAACATACCCACAATTTAATGAAGAGAACGGAGAGATTGAACCGCAAAAAGAAACAGTGGGTAGAGTAAATATTAAACCTGTTAATCCATTTAATGTAATGATGGACCCTGACGGTAATAATTATATAATAGAAACAAAACGTTGTTCAGTCGCTGAGTATCAGTCTTTAGCTAGAGTGAACAATTGGAACAAAACAAAAACTATACTACAAGAGTCTGTTAACAAATCAGAGGGGGATGTTGATTATGTCTCTGATGTTAAATTAGATTATGTATATAGTAAGTATATTTCGGATGCTCGTGGACAGGTCCTTGACGAGAATATACATTATGTAGTCGCTAATGATAGACATATTGTATACTACGGTAAAAACAATTTACCAAACGGTGAATTTCCATATTGTGTGGGATTCCCAATGAAAGTATTACAAGGTCGTTATGGTAGGGGTTATATTACAAAATTAAGAAGCCTGCTTAGCTCATACGTAGAAAGTATGAATTTGTTGCTAGATGCATTTACAATTTCCACACTGGGCGTATATGAAGTTGTAACTGCCAACATAGAATCTGGCAAAGCCCATTTGTTTGGTAGCGTGGTGCCTGGACGTATGTATCCAGTCTCTGCTCCAAATACTATAAACCAGGTGTATAACAACGCATTAAACCCAAATGCCGTAAACCTATTATTTACAATAGACCGTTTGATTCAAAATAGGTCGTTTCAAAACGAGTTTTTTCAAGGACAACCCACAAGTAAAGGTAGACCTACAGCGTCAGAGATAGCAACTAAAACACAAGAGACTTCTAGTTTCTTTACTGATATTGCCAGTGAGATAGAGAGAAGTATTATAGAACCTTCATTACAAACGTTGCTACATACAGAACTGATGTACATGGATGACGATTTTCATGCACCGTTATTTACAGAAGATGAAACAGATAAAGCTGTTGTAACGTTGCTAGGCATGTCATTTAACGAACGTATGAAACTTGTAAAAGATGCAAGAATAAGAGTACGAGGAGTATCCGGTAAGGTAATGAAGATGAGTAACTTTAACAAACTAATGCAGATTGTTAATGTTATAGGCAATATGCCGAAAGTTGCAAATGCGGTAGACCCTACTAAATTTGTACAAAGAATCTTTGAGAGCTTTGATGAAGCGCCTGAAGATTTACTAAACATGGAGATGATAGAGAACGTCAATCAGCCAGAGGGTACTGTACCCGAAACTCCACAAGGTCCAGCAATGCCAGGTGCGCCTGGTGGATTAAATGGTATGGGACAATCACCTGCAGGCAACGAACCACAACAACAATTAGAGGAGGTCTTAGCAAATGTCAGAAGAAACCAAAGACAACAACAATGAGACTCGTGTTAAAATTAACACAAAAGATGCGGCAGCAGCAATGCTACCAGCAGGAGTTGACGTAGAAAAATTAACTCCAGAACAACAACTTAATGTTACATCCACTATGGTAAAAGCATCCCGTTTACATGAAAAAGCCATAGAAGGTTTAACAGCAGAAGAACAAGATGTGTTTAATGCAATTTTGTTATCAACACCAGACGATATGGATGTTGAAGAACGATTTGCAAAAGCACAAGATTTGTTTATAAAAACGGTTAAGAAACCAGAACAAGTAGAAACAGTGGAAGAGAAAGAAGCAACAAAAATTTCTCCTAAAGGAGAGATGGATGTAACTACACCTGTCACTGTTAAAGATAGTAATTTGTTAACTGAAGTAAATGATGCACCTTACGGTGACGATGATGCTTATTTTAAGTATCTAGAAGATAGATACAAAAAACAAACTACTGTCAAAAGGCAAAAAGAAATAATTAATTAGGAGGAATAAATCATGCCACAAGGAGCAATTAGCTACTTAAATGAAGAGGCGAGATTAGCCAAAATTAAAATTGATTCAGATATCAGATTTCAAGCTGGTAACATGATGCAATTTAGAACGCTATCAAAACCAATTCAATCATATGGTAAGAACAAAGGTTCACAAGTAGAGATTGAGAAGTATCAAAAACTATCACAAGCTACTTCTACTATTTCTGAACTACAGTCTTTACCAATGCAAAAACCTAGCGTTGGATTTGTAGTAGCCACAGTAGCGGAATATGGTAATGGTGTATCTTATACAAGAAAAGCACAAACTCTTGCAGAGTATTCTGTAGACGAAACTCTAAAGAAAATACTTGCAATGAATGTTGCTGAATCTATGGATAAGATTGCTGGTACTGAATTCCAAAACTCTGACGTATTCTACACACCAACATCAACTACAGCAGGAACATTAGATAAAGATGGGACTGTAAGCACAAGTGCAGGCGCAAGTATTACATCTGCACATATTAGAGACATTATCAGAAATCTTAAAACTGATAACGTGCCAAAATGGGACGGAAATTCTTATTTAGGAATCTTCTCACCATTCGCAATGGCAAAACTATTTGAAGATACTGCAAGCGGAAGCATTGTAGACTTACACAAATATGACCAACCAGAGAACTTAATCAATGGTGAAATTGGTCAATACTTTGGAATGAGAATGATAGAAGAGAACAACGTTCTTTCTAACACAATCGGTGGGTCAGCACACAATGGTGAAGCTATAGTTTGTGGATTCGAACCAGTAGTAGAAGTGTTAGCACAACCTGAAACTACAATGGTAGAATCTTGGGACTTCGGTAGATTCACAGGTGTTGCCTGGAACGCACTGACAGGGTTCAAAAAAGTTTGGACTAATTCAACTGACGGTGAGTATCATATGTTACGTATACACAGTAACGACTAGGAGGTAAAATAACATGGCTTTTAATAGTAAAGTACAATTTGCTATGATTCCGGTATCAGCTGACCTTGATGGAACAGCTGGTGATGACTTTACCTTCAAGGTAAATCATCCTATGGTTATCCATAGATTTGAATTTATAGTACAAACTGCAGTTGTAGCTACATCTACTGCACCAGTAGTATCATTAGATTTTACTGACACAGTAGGCAGCGTATCTAGAGCTGAGAAAGTAACACTAACAATTCCAAACACTACAGCAGCTGGTGTAACAATAGAAGCGGACTTAACTCCGTTCTTTGTACAAGACACTGACATCTTACACTTTGAGAGAAAAACTCAAGGTGCTGGTGGCACAACAGCTGGTGACGGGTTTTATCTTTTATATTACGAGTTAATTCCTGACGGCAATGGAGTTGCATAAATGTGGTATAGAGTGCACTTAAACAGAGTACACTTTAATCCATTGGATAAAGAGGGCAAGATTGTAAGGGTCTTGTCCTCTGGTCCTACATTTAATTGTATGACAGAAACTGATGTAGAGGTTGAATTGTTATACATGTTATCAGCGCCTACTTCGGAGTTGATGCAATTTGTTAAATCCTGGACGGAACAAGATAATGCTTGGTACCAATTAGTATTTACCAAATTGTCTAATGCTAGTAGAGCTGGCTTTACTGGCAACAAAAAAGTATTTAGTTATATGGGTTATACATTATGTCAAAGAGTAAAAGACCATATAATATTTGAAACTAAATATATGAATATAGGTAAATTAAGTGCGTACAATCTAGAGTCTAGAGATGTACGAGAAGAAGTAAGAAATAAAAATAATCATAAAATACCTGGTGGAGAAAAAATAAAAAAAGATTGGGTAGAAGAAAATGGTGGCGATGCAATTAAAATTAGGTGATAATTATAAACCTATAGATGTGCACTTTGTATCACCAGATATGTTAAACACACAAGCAAAAGAACACGGTGTGTATAACGAAAATGAACAAGTAGAAGGTTTATGGGTACCTAACAATCATTGTATTTATGTATCAAATAATCCTAAAGTAAATACAGCAGAGTTTATTTTTATGCACGAATTAATACATTGCATAGACGACTTAACCGATATGCACGAAGAAGAAAATAAAGTTGATGCTAAAGCAAATTTATTATTAGCATTTATAAGAGAAAACAATTTTGTATTACGCAAAATTATATCAAAGGAGTTACATAAGTAATGAGAAGTGAATTAAATTATGATAGAAGTAATATACGCACAAAAGTAAAAAGCATTTGTGGTAGAAACTTTAGCGGTATAGATACAGTAATAAATGACTTAATAAATGTAGCTACTGAATTATTTGGTAATACTATACAATCAGTTTATGATGAATTTGTATATACACATACAATTTCTAGTGGAGAAGTATCTGCAAAAACAGATGAATATAATCTACCTAATAGAACAAAAGTAATATTAGATGCATATTATATAGATGTGTCTGGTAGTGAAGAAGTTTATTATCCATTACATATACGCAGCCCTATTGATTTTAATGAATCATCTAACTATCAATTAGGCACAACTTATGGTCGTGCAAGTTTTGATTATTCAACAGATACATTAAAGTTTGGACCAGGATATATGTCAAGTCGTGCAACTCGTGCAGACTTTGAAGGTATACCGCAGTTATGTTATAGAGTTAATAATGCATTGCACGTATATCCTAGACCAGGAAGTTCAGAGCAAGATAATAAACTTAGACTTATGTTAGGATTGTTTCCAGCAGATTTACAATCTGACAGTGATAAAAATAGTATAACAAAAAGTTATCCGCAAGCGTTGATTACATATACTGCAGCGTTATTTTGGGGATTACATATGAATGATGCGCAAAGAGCGCAACAATATACAGCCACTGCACAAGTGCTGTTACAAAGTTTTGCAAGGCAAGACGAAATAAATAAATTAGTAAACGTAACGTTAAAGTTACCAGCATAGGAGGATACATGGCAAACGCAATATACCCAGCAGCTAAAGATTCGTTTCTTAAAGGTGAAATAGATTTAATAGATGATACAATTAAAATTGCTCTGGTAGATACAGGTACTTATACCTATAATGCAGCACATGATTTTTATAATGATTTGTCTGGTGTTATCGGTACACCAGTAGCATTAGGTAGTAAGACTGTATCATCAGGGGTATTTGATGCAGCAGATGCAACATTTACCACACCATCATCAGGTACATCTGTAGAAGCATTAATTATCTACAAAGATACAGGTAATACAGCTACAAGTAATTTAATTGCATACATTGATACAGGAACAGGATTACCATTTACAACTAACGGAGCAGATGTAGATATAGTCTTTGATTCAGGTAGTAACAAAATTTTTGCATTATAGGGTACACGTACCCGAGGAGTTAGCATGGCAAAACCAGGTTTATACGCAAATATAAATAAAAGAAAAAAAGCAGGAACAAGTAGAAGTAAAAAGAATTCTACAATATCTGCAAAAGCATATGCAAATATGAAAGCAGGATTCCCTAACAGTAAAAAGAATAAAAAGAAACGTAACAAAGCATGAAGAAAAAATTAACGCAAAGACAAGAAGCAGCATTGAAACGTCACAGTGTACATCACACAAAATCAGTGTTAGCAAAAATGAGGAGACAAATGGAGCGAGGTATGAGTTTTACAAAAGCACATAAAAATGCTCCTAAGAAAAAAACATGAGTATAGCAGGAACACTACAAGACTCAGTAAATATTAGATATGTATTTACCATTAGTGGTACACCTACAACTGTAAATGGTGCAGATGATAATAGTAGAACATTAGCATATACAGCAGGACAAGCAGATGTATATTTGAATGGTGTAAAGCAAGTAGTAGGTACAGATGTTACAGCTACTAATGGTAGCAGTGTAGTTTTTGCTAGTGCACTTGCAGCAAATGATATAGTAGAAGTTGTAGCGTTTGATACATTTCAAGCAGCTAATGTAGACGCAGGAGCAGTAGCATCTGGTACGTTGTCTAATGATAGATTACCTACTATAGATGATAGTAAGTTAGGAGCTGGTTCTATATTACAAGTCGTATCTACAACTAAGACAGATACATTTACAACAACTACTACTGAAACTTTTGTAGATATAACAGGTCTAAGTGTAGACATTACACCAAGGTCTACTAGCAGTAAAATACTTATTATAGCAGATACACAAATGAGTGGTAACGAATTGTTTTTTATTCAATTGGTAAGAGGTAGTACAGCAATTAAAGTAGGAGATTCTGATTCAGCAAACAGAGTTGAATGTTCTCAAGGTGGAGTATTTCAGGCATCTAATAATGACAAAGTTGCTCCTATGGTAATAAACTTTTTAGATTCACCTAACACAACAAGTGAAACAACATATAAACTACAAGGTAGAATTTATGGAAGCTCTAAGACATTAACAGTAAATAGAACTTTTAATGATGCAAATACTACATATTCAGGCAGAGGAGCAAGTACAATAACAGTAATGGAGGTTCAAGGATAATGGACATAATATCAGCAATTTTAGCTCTAGACCCAAATGCACAAGTAAGTGTAAATGGAGAAAGTTTAGACGGTATTATATGGCATGACGGTAATCCTAATAACATTACTAATGACCAGATAACTGCAAAACAAGCAGAGTTAAAAACAATCTATGATTCTTTGCAATATCAAAGAGATAGAAAATTAGAATATCCAAGCATAGAAGACCAATTAGATGACTTGTATCATAATGGTATAGATGGGTGGAAAACAACAATAAAAGCAGTAAAAGACAAATATCCAAAGGGGTAGTGCATGAGTAAAGCAAGAGAATTAGGTAACTATACAGGTAAAATACTACAAACAGTAAGAGGCGAGTTGACTACAAAATTTGCATCTTCTGCTACTGCTAGT